GACCGTAACAGGTTCCGTCTGACTGAAACAATCTACATGAAACTTAAACATTATTACATTCGTAATAATGCATTTGTATCTTATTAATTACTTCTATCTACAAACGAAGTGTATAGTTTGAGCGATAAGCGAAAACAAATATCTACGAAGTAGATATTCGCAATAAATATTAACATGTTACAACAACTTAGTAAAACTGAAATATATAATCTTTGTGAGACGGCTCTTTGGGTTATTATGGATCCATGGGAATCACAGTCAAAGTTTATACATACAGCTGATCCTCCTGTGAAAATATTACCAGGAGTAAGTATTGATTCCTGGAATAAAAAATGGGCTGACAAAATAGCTGATTATCTACCGAAAGTTAGAAATTGGCTTGTAATAGGTGATCTTGGATACTATGATAGTGATACTAAAACAGATATTCCAACACCAATAGATTCTAGATTTAGACACTTGCCTATTCTTGAACATCGATACCTTAGAAAAAATATAATTTGTAGATATATTCCTGAAGGTTGTACTTCAATTGTCTATACAGGGTTCCACGAACAACTATGCGTACTACATAGAAAATGGGTAGGGTATCACAAAATTAACACACAGAATGATATACATTTAGATAAGTATATTGCACTTGAACTTACGTGTCATTGGCCTTCTCCGGTTGAAGAAACAAGATTAGGAAGACAGACTCAACGGCGCGATCCTGATTATAAATACATACGAGTATTGGATGATTATTAAATGAAAATATATGAAATTGACGAAGGCTTTAAAGATTCTTTCAAAACCGGCTTTAAAAAATCTAGTGAAGTAGGAGCTGTGTGGGATCCAATTAAAAAAGGATGGAAAGATGCTGAAGAAAAAAACAAAGACACGGCAAAGTCTACTACTAAATCAAAAACTGTAGCAAAGCCTGCTCCTCAAGTAAAGTTTTCTGCAAACCAACCAGTACAATTTATGAGTAAAGCAGGAAAATTAATTAATGCTACAGTAGTTGGAGCGAGTAAAGACGGCGACAACAGTGTAGTAATTATAAACTCTGGAAAACAAAACTTTATTATCAAACGAGCTAAACTGCTTAATCCTAAAACAGGAAAACCTTTTTAGAAAAAAGGCAATCCGCTTTTCTTTGTTGTTTCCATATTTTCTTTGACAATATCAGCAATTATCTGTCTGTCTTCGTGACTTAAATTAAATCCTTCATCGAGTGTAACACCGCCGCGCATGTACCAACACAGTTTCATTATCTCAGATTTAATCTGCTTCTGATCACCTTGTAGGACCTTTACTTCTTCGAGGATCTCTGGCACGGTCCATGCTAGGACCCTTACCCGAAAAAATTTGCTTGGTCAAACGTAATTGGCACTTCCCAGTGCTTAGGCGCACCAGCTTCAATATCTTCGTCAGTACTATTAACTTTTAACGGTTCAATTGAAAACTTTTTCTTTTGATTATCTAAGTGATCAGTTATAGATGTAAAGAAAGATTTATCAGCATTGTCAACAAATTCTTGAATATGTGCAGGATTAGTTACAGTATCGTCTCCTACTGTAATTTCAACAATACTTTGAGTTAGTGTATTAACTGTTAGGTCTGTTAATTTTTTAAAACTATTATTAAATTTAGAAAGTTTTTCACCATCTGAAATTTCTTCGTCATTAACTAGTGCAAAAATGCGTTGTTCCTCAAAAGTTTTTAGACTAGCTTCTGTAAATTCTGCATAAGTTAATGGGCGAGTAGTAACAGTCATATCACCTAACGGAACTTCTCCGTCGTAGTTAGCTGTAACAAGTTTGTTTAGTAATTGTCTTAGATCAATATTAAATGAACGTTCTTCACCTATGCCTGGAACTTTAGTAGTAATTTCCATTTCTTCACCATACGTTGCGATACGTATAGCAATTAAAACAGCGTCTAAATCAACACTTGGAAGTTTCCATGCGTCTTTGATATTAGGCATACAACTTTGTATAACATCAACAGTAGCTTGTCCGTTTAGCAATGCATCTGGAGTTTTCATAGCAAGTTCGTCTTTTGCTGTCATTGCTAGTACAGGATATTCACCATTTTCTGGAATATCAATTGTGCCTTCAGGATAAAATTGTCCATTACTTGGTAATGTAACATAAACTTTAGGTTGTCTAAAGTATTTCTTTAAAGGATTAGGATCTAAGTTAATATTTCCTGAATATTCTTGAGGGTTAAATTCTGCCATGGTTGTCTCCGTATAAATACAATGTAATAATATGTATCTCTATTATTTATATGCGCATATAACTTAGGATAGTAATTTTGGCTGAAGAAGTAGAAATTGGCAATGTAGGCGGCGACGGTGTAGCAAGCGAAGTAACTCTTGCTCGTTTAGTTGTGACTATGGAAGCAATGGCTAAAGCAAAGGGCGTTAATCCTGCTGACATTACTAAGAAGATGCAGAAGGTAATGGACGAATCTTCTAAGCATGTAAAAGACAATACAACAGCTCAAAAAGAAAATACTAAAGAAACTAAGAAGACTACAAAAACTATTAAAAAATTAGGCCAGGCATCTATGAATGCTATTGGCGGGCTGTTGGGATCAGTAGCAGGCGGCTTTACAGGTCTAGCTAAAGAATTTGTCAACGGCGGAAATAATTTACAAGACTTTGCACAGCACATTCCAATTGTTGGCGGGTTGCTAGGCGGCTTTGCTGGATACATTGACAACACTGTTTCTACATTTAGAACTTTAAGTTCAACAGGTGCTGCATTTGGCAATGACATGTTGGAAACACGTAGAAGTGCTGCTCAAATGGGATTGTCGTTAGATGAGTTTGCTGGACTTATAACTAATAATGCAGGCAACTTAGCAGCATTAGGCGGAAGTGTTACACTGGGTGCTGAACGCTTTAAAAAGATGAATGACAACATTAAAAAGTCTGGGGACTTTGCTGCTCTTAAAAACATGGGATTTACTGTTGAAGAAGTTAACGAAGGCATGGGAGATTATATTGATCTGCAAAGAAGAATGGGTACTCTCCAAGGAAAGAGCACAGCAGAGCTTGCAACAGGAAGTGCAGATTATTTAAAACAAATTGATTTACTTGCTAAAGTAACAGGCAAGACTAGAGAAGAAGCAGAAAAGGCACTACGAGAACAAGCTGCAGATGCTGCAATTCGAGGAATGATGAATCAGTTTAAGGAAGGATCACAAGAACTGAAAAACTTCCAACTATCACTAGGAATTATAGAAGAAATGGGCGGGGCAACAGGCGCCGCTATGAAAGACTTGCTTGACGGTATGCCAAGTGGTCCAGAAACAGCACAGTTCTTAAATATGATGGGTGATGCAGGTCCTGCTATGCAAGACGCACTTAAACAAATTGGTGACGGCGCCGACCCACAAGTATTACTAACTGCTATGAAAAACGGCGGTGGCGAGATGGAAAAATTTGCAAATATGGATGCTGATGCAAGAGCTCAGTACATTGCATCATTAAGAGATCAACAACCTGCAATGGCAGAATTTTTAGATAATGCAACTAGAATGATCGATATTGGCGGAAGAGATTTAGACGCAGCAAAGAAAGAACAGGACGCACGAGATAAAACAACGGATGCATTTACAACTTTTGAAGATGCAATACGTAAAGCACGAGGTATTATACAAGAAGCATTTGTAGACAGTGGTATTTTTGAAGGCGCAGCTAAGTTAGTAGAGAAGTTTTCAACAAAGATTACTGGGATAATAGAAGACGGAACTCTACAAGCTACTATGGATAGTTTCTTTAATTCAATTTCTACCTTTGTTGACAATTTCAAAAAATTCGGATTGGGCACAGCGTTATTTGGAAAAGAAGCCGAAATCGACGAGTCCGGCCAAGAAATTGAAGGCACGGCTGTAAAAGGTTTACTTGGAGATTTGTTTGGCGAAGGCGGAACAATAGCAAAAGCATTTGGTGATAGCGGTAATATTGTATTAGAAGGCATCACAGCTGCAGCAAAAGGATTTGCTGATGGTATGTTTGACTTTGACATACCTTGGGGCACTTTATTCATAGGCGGATTAGTTGGAATAGGCGCAGCTATTGCTGCACCAGTACTGGCTATTCCTGCAGGCATTGCGGCAGCAGTTGTGGCAGTGTTTGGAATTCAATTTATGAAAGACTTGTTTACTGATGTATGGACCACTATCACTGGAATATTTTCTATGGACACTGTTTATGCAATCAGTGATTTAACATCGGCAATGTGGACTACTGTAACAGGATGGTTTGGCTTTGGAGAAGGTGAAGCAACGTTTGCAATTAGTCAACTAGCATCAGAAGCCTGGTCTACTGTTAAAGGATGGTTTACATTTGGGGAAGGCGAGTCGTTTAGTATAAGCGAAGTTGGAAAAAGAGTGTGGACTACTGTAACAAGTTGGTTTGGTTTTGGAGAAGGTGAAGCAACATATGCTATCAGTACTTTAATAAGCGAAGCATGGACTAAGATCACAGGATTTTTTGATTTTGGTGAGGAAGGATTTAGCTTTTCTGCACTAGCATCAAAAGCATGGGAAACTGTTACTGGATTCTTTACATGGGGAAAAGATGCTATTGGATTTTCAATATCAACATTAGCAAGTACTGCTTGGGAAACTGTTAAAGGATTCTTTACATGGGGAGAAAATACTACTGGATTTTCAATATCAGGATTGTTGACAACAGCATGGGAAACAGTAACAGGTATGTTTGGCTTTGGTGATTTGGCAATACCAAGCATAAAAGATTTATTCCAAGGCGTAGTTGATAAAGTTAAAGGGTTCTTTACGTTTGATTTTAAAATGCCAAACTTTAAACAGTATCTTCCAAAATGGTTAGGCGGCGAAGGTAAATCATTCTTAGGCGGAAGCGAGACAGCAGAAGTAGTAGAAACACCTGAAGCTCCTAATCCTGCAAGTTTAGATCCGACACAAGCAGAAACAGGACTAGCAGCACTACAACAGACACAATCTGTAGTGCAGTCATTTGCTTCAATACCAGAGTTACAAAATAATCTTGAAACATTGAAAAAAGGACTTGACATCAACGGCGTTAGAACGTATACTAGTGCTATGGAGTCTTTAGTAGAAGTTCTCGGAAAATTAAATGACGAACTTGCTAAAGATAACAAATTTGGCGTAGGTACAGGTACTAACGCAGGAGATGTAGTAGCTAAAATGGATTCAATAGGCGGCAGCGGCAACAGTGATCAACTAAACGCTACAATGGGATCGGTATTAGCTGTCTTATCTGAAATTAGAGATATTGAAGCAGGCGTACAGAGAAATACAAAAAATATGGCAAATGGTAATATTGCAACAAGCTCAGTAAGTGTATTGCCGGGCTAATGGAGAATTAAATGAGTTGGAAAAAATATTTTACGCCTGTGCCAACAGGCAATAATCAAAACGGCAGTTACAGTCCGTTTACAACAAAAAATAGCGGCAACATGGCAGGCCCTGCTCGTTCTAACTATTCAAGTTACTTGCCTGATGTTTATGTAGGTTCTCCCAATAGAGTTGAACGTTACGGACAATATAACACAATGGATCAAGATAGTGAAGTTAATGCTGCTCTTGATATTCTTGCTGAATTTTGCACACAAAAAAATAAACAAAATAACACTCCGTTTATAATCGACTTTAAGCAAAAGGCAACTAACTCTGAAGTTACTATTGTTCAAAAATATTTACAGCAATGGAACAAACTACAAAATTTTGAAACAAAGATTTTTAGAATTCTTCGTAATATATTTAAGATGGGAGATCAATTCTTCCTAAGAGATCCAGAAACTAAAAAATGGTTTCATGTTGATCCTGCAAATGTAACACGTATTATTGTAAATGAAAGCGAAGGTAAAGTACCAGAGCAATATGTAATTAAAAATATTAATTTTAACTTTAAAGATGGTGTTGCAACTACTCCGGTAGTAACTAACGGAAATATAACAGGTGGTGGCAACGGCGGACAATACCAATCAACAGGCGGCGCACGTGGAATGGTTGGGCAACCACAGTCAAGCATGGGAGGCTCAAGATTTACAACAGACGATTCCGAAGTTACAGTAAATTCAGAACACGTAGTGCATCTAAGTTTATCCGAAGGTTTAGATCAGAACTATCCGTTTGGTAATAGCTTATTAGAAACTGTGTTTAAGGTATATAAGCAAAAAGAATTATTAGAAGACGCGATTATTATCTATCGTGTACAGCGAGCACCAGAAAGAAGAGTATTCTACGTTGATGTGGGTAACATGCCTTCACACCTTGCTATGCAATTTGTGGAACGTGTTAAAACGGAAATACATCAAAGACGTATCCCATCGTCCACAGGAGGAGGCCAAAATGTCATAGACAGTTCATACAATCCCTTGTCAATCAACGAAGATTACTTTTTCCCACAAACTGCTGAAGGCAGAGGCTCTAAAGTTGAAACACTTCCGGGCGGCACTAACCTAGGAGAGATTGATGACCTTAGATACTTTACTAATAAGCTGGTACGCGGCTTACGTATCCCAAGTTCGTACTTACCAACTGGAGCAGATGATTCAGCAGCACAATATAATGACGGACGTGTGGGTACAGCTTATATCCAAGAGCTACGCTTCAATACCTATTGTGAACGTTTGCAAAATCTAGTAGTTGAAGAATTTGACACAGAGTTTAAACGTTATTTGTTAGAAAAAGGTATGAATGTTGATGTTGCAATGTTTGATCTTAAGTTTCAGCCACCGCAGAACTTTGCAGCATATAGACAGAGTGAAATTGACAATGCTCGTGTACCAACATATACACAAATGAGTGCAATACCTTATATTTCAAATCGCTTTGCAATGCAACGCTTCTTAGGCTTAACTGACGAAGAACTTGCTGAGAATGAACGTCTATGGCGAGAAGAAAACGAAGAAAACTTATCTCCAATTCCTGGAGAAGCTGGTGCAGAAATGCGTGATGCAGGAATTAGCAGTGGCGGAATCAGTAATGATTTAGGAAACTTAGAAGACGAAGTAGATACTGAAACCGGAGCCGAAGACGGCGGCTCGGATACAGGTCCTGAAACAGTAACGGGCAATGAACTAGGAGCTTCTAGTTCAGGAACTGAACAAACGATATAAATAATAATATGATACTACGAGAATTATTTTACTTTGATCCTGAGACTGTTGAGTCTGTAGATGACAAACGTTATGACGCAGACTCTGATGACTCACCAATGGCCAGAAATGATACTCGTAAGACAAGATTAAGTTTAAAACAAATTCAAAAAATAAGAAAATCATCTGAACTACATAAAGAAGAAAAATTAAAAGAACTTGAGTTTGTTAAACAAATGTACGGAATAGCGTCACAACAACAAGCTGAAATGTAATGTCAATAACAGCATTTGTCGTTGGTAACGGTGTAAGTCGTAAACCAGTCGATTTGAATCAATTAAAATCAAAAGGAAAAATATACGGTTGTAATGCTCTTTTTAGAGAGTATTCTCCTAACTATTTGGTTGCAGTTGATGTTAAAATGATTATAGAAATTAATAATGCACGTTATCAACACAGCAACGAAGTATGGACAAATCCTAATAAGTTATATCACCAAATGACTGGATTTAATTTTTTTAACCCAACAAAAGGATGGAGTAGTGGGCCCACTGCCCTTCATTTAGCTTCTATTCATAATAATAATGAAATATATATTTTAGGTTTTGATTATAAAGGGTTAGGCGAAGATAACAGAGTTAATAACATATACGCTGATACTAACAATTATAAAAAAAGTAATGAAGCTGCTACATATTACGGTAATTGGGAAAGCCAAACTTATAGTGTCATATTTAACAATCCTGACAAGAGATATATAAGAGTGTTAGGAGAAAATAATTTTATTCCAAAGCGATTTAGTAAATTAAACAATCTTACACACATGTCAGTTGCAGATTTTCAAGCAAAAATGGCTTCATAGTACTTTTTGGCTCGTTTTGAGCCTATTTCTGTATACTTTTTCCAAAATAATGTAAATATATATTGACAGCCCCACAAAGGGAGCATCTTCGGTGTTTCTTGCGTGTACACAACATTTATAGGAGTTAAAAATGGCAGATCAAAATAAGTTTGAAAAGATGCTAGAGCTTCTTGTCAATGAAGACAAAGAAGCAGCACAAGAATTATTCCACGAGATTGTAGTTGAAAAATCACGTGATATCTATGAAAGTTTACTAGAAGACGAAGCTGAAGTTGATGAAGCTACTGATGAAGAAGTAGATGAAGCAACTGATGAAGAAGTAGATGAAGCAACTGACGAAGATCTAGACGAGTCAGATGACGAAACAGTCGAAGAAGGTTTTGACCTAGATGAGTTTGAAGTAGAAGCTGATCCAATGGACATGGACAAAACAGATGACATGATGGCAGACCTAGGCATGGACGACGAAGGCGAAGAAGGCGACGACGAAGACGCACCAGAAGGTGATGTTGAAGATCGTGTAGAAGACCTAGAAGACGCACTAGACGACCTTAAAGCAGAATTTGAAAAAATGATGGCTGGTGATGACGATGGCGAAGACGATGAAGGCGAAGAAGAGCCAGAAGAAGAAGCATTTGCATTTGAAGCATCAGACGAAGAAGTTGAAGAAGCTACAGACGAAGAAGTAGACGAAGCAACTGACGAAGAAGTAGATGAAGCAGCTGACGAAGAAGTTGACGAATCAAAAGAACCACAAACAGCAGGCGAGCAAATGCGCGAGTATGTTGAAAAAGTATCAGCTACAATGGGCGACAACGGTGCAAACACCAAGTCAACAGTAGCAGGCGCAAACGATATGGGCGGCACAGCAGGTAATTTAAACCAAGCTGGTTCAGACGCAAGCGCAGAAGCCGGAGCAGGAAGTACAGTTAAAGGTAATGCTTTAAGTGATACAAGTGCAAAGGACATGAATACCAAGAACGTTAACGTTCCTGGTGGTAAGGCAGCAAAAGCTGGCAAAACCGAACCTGGCCACGGCGCTGAAAAGAAGTCAAAGCCAGAGACTGCTGACAACAAAACATCCGTTGTAGGCAAATAAAAGTAGTTAGGACCAATTGATGAGAAACTTACGAGAGCATTTGACATTTGACCAAGCTAACGTAGTATTAGAGAATGCTAACGAGGGTAAAGACCTTTATTTAAAAGGTATTATTATCCAAGGCGGTATTCGTAATGCTAATCAGCGAGTGTATCCTGTAGATGAAATCGGCAGGGCTGTCAAAACGCTCAATGATCAGATTAGCGGCGGCTATACTCCTCTCGGAGAAGTTGATCATCCAGAAGGACTTAACATTAACATTGACCGTGTAAGCCATATGATAACTGAATGTTGGATGGATGGTAGCAACGGTTACGGCAAGTTAAAAATATTACCAACCCCGATGGGACAACTAGTTAAAACAATGCTCGAGGCAGGTGTTAAACTAGGTGTTTCATCTAGGGGCTCTGGTGAAGTAGACGGCACCGGAAACGTTGCCGACTTTGAAATTATTACCGTGGACGTAGTTGCTCAACCATCTGCTCCTGGTGCATATCCTACTCCCATTTATGAACATCTTATGAATGCAAGAGGCGGATATAAGGCATATGAATTAGCACAGGCTACTAAAGAAGACCCAAAGGCACAAAAGTATCTAAAGGAATCACTGATTAGTATAATCAGTAAACTCCAGTGAAATTAGGAGAACACAATGATTGATGCACTGAAAACACTGTTTGAAAATGATGTTGTTTCAGAGGAAATCAGGGCTGAGTTAGAAGAGGCGTGGACCGCAAAGGTTTCTGAAAATAAGCAGCAAGTAGCTGCTGAACTTCGTGAAGAATTTGCACAGAAGTATGAGCATGATAAATCAACTATGGTTGAAGCTATTGACTCAATGCTTTCTGAGCGTCTTGCAGAAGAGATTGCAGAATTTCAAGAAGACCGTAAAGGTTTAGCAGAAGCAAAAGCGAAGTATGCTGTTGCAATGCGTGAAAATGCAGATCTTCTAAAAGGTTTTGTTGCTGAAAATTTAGCAGCAGAAATCAAAGAACTACGAGCAGACAAAGCTGCACTGGCTGAAAGTTATAGCCAGTTAGAAGAGTTTGTAGTAGACGCCCTGTCTAATGAAATTTCTGAGTTCTATGAAGACAAGAAAGACTTAGCAGAAACTAAAGTACGTTTAGTACGCGAAGCTAAGACACACTTCAATAAAGTTAAAACTGATTTTATTGAAAGAAGTGCTACAGCAGTATCTGAAATGGTTGGTAACTCACTTAAAACTGAAATTACTTCACTTAAAGAAGATATTGACGCAGCACGAAGAAACGATTTTGGTCGTAAAATCTTTGAAGCATTTGCAGGAGAGTATACAACTAGCCACTTGAATGAGAATTCAGAAGTAGCTAAACTTCTTAAAGTTGTTGATATTAAAGACAAGCAACTTGTAGAAGCAAAAGCATTTGCAACAAAGGCAAAAACTTTAGCTGAATCAGTTAACGTTGAAAAGCAACGTTTAGTTGAAACAGCAAAAAGAGAAAAGATTATGAACGAACTGATTGCTCCTTTGAGCAACGATCAGCGCGAGATTATGACAGACTTACTGGAATCAGTACAAACCACTAGACTACAAAAGTCTTTTGACAAGTACTTACCATCGGTTATCGACGGAAATACTCCAGCAAAGCGTAAGGCAGCAATTACAGAAGGCAAAGAAATTACAGGCAACAGAGAAGAAACAATGACAGCAACTAAAGCAGACGAAGAATCAATCAGTAATGTAGTTGATATTAAACGTCTTGCTGGATTATAATTAAGGAGATAATGATGTCAGAACTATTAGAAAGCCGCTGGGTAGACACCAAAACTGCTCTTCTTGAAGGCTTGCAAGGCAACAAGAAGTCTGTTATGGCTGCTACGCTAGAAAACACCCGCAAGTACTTGTCAGAGAGTGCTACAGCTGGTGCAACAAGTGCGGGTAATGTCGCAACACTAAATCGTGTGATCCTTCCAGTGATCAGACGTGTAATGCCAACCGTTATTGCTAACGAGTTAGTAGGCGTACAACCAATGACTGGTCCTGTGGGTCAAATCCACACTCTACGTGTTCGTTATTCAGACACAGTAGGCGCAGGCGCATCAGGTGCAACAGCAGGCGAAGAGGCTCTAAGCCCATTCAAAATTGCTGAAGCATATTCAGGTAATGCTACATCAGGTAAAGCTGATGCAACAGCAGCACTTGAAGGTGAAGCAGGCAACAGAATGTCAATTCAAATCTTGAAGCAGACAGTTGAAGCTAAGACACGTAAGTTGTCAGCTCGCTGGACGTTTGAAGCTGCACAAGACGCACAGTCTATGCACGGTATTGACGTTGAAGCAGAAATCATGGCTGCATTAGCACAAGAGATTACTGCTGAAATCGATCAAGAAGTACTAGCGTCTTTAGACACACTAGCTGGTGCTGCTGCTGAAACATATGTACAAACAGGTGTTTCAGGTACAGCTACATTCGTAGGTGACGAGCATGCCGCATTGGCAGTGCAGATCAACCGCGTAAGTAACTTGATTGCACAGCGCACACGTAGAGGTGCAGGTAACTGGGCTGTTGTATCGCCATTCGCGTTAACAATCCTACAATCTGCTACAACTTCAGCGTTTGCACGTACAACTGAAGGTGCTTTTGAAGCTCCAACTAACACTAAGATGGTTGGTACTTTGAACAACGCTATGAAAGTGTATGTAAACACTTATGCTGCTGATGATTCAGCGGTACTAATCGGCTACAAAGGTTCAAGCGAATCAGATGCGGCAGCATTCTATTGCCCATATATTCCGCTAATGAGCTCAGGAGTTGTATTGGATCCAGGTACATTCGAACCAACAGTATCATTCATGACACGTTATGGATATGTTGAGTTGAATAACACTGCGTCATCGCTTGGTAACGCAGCTGACTACTTGGGTAAAGTAGACATTACTGACACAGCAGTTAGCTTTAGCTAAGTTTAGTTTTACTAAACAGAAAATAGGTCCTACGGGGCCTATTTTTTTGACTTTAATATTAAAAGCTCAATACTTAACTGTGTTGAGCTTTTTTCTTATTTGATAAATACTAATGTCAGATAGCGAGCCGCAAGGCGGACTTATGCTGCACCACAGCGTAGCCCATAGAACGGGCATAGGACTACTTTTTATAGGAGAAAACAAATGGGAAGACCAATTAATAAAAGATTTTTCGGAGAGCCGACAGCAGACGGCAACGAAATTAAAGTACGTTTTCGTGCTACAGGCCAAGCAGAAGCAAACGGCTGGATTGTAAAGCAATTAGGATCTAAAAAGTTCCGTTGCTATGATGGTACTAATACAATGGATTGTACTTTAGTTGATAAAGCACAAGGTACTTTAGTAGCAGGCGAAATGACAATTACTGTAAAAGACGATGGCGGAACAGCTCGTCAAGTTACTAAAATTGCAGGACGTAAAGTAACACTTGACACAGGCACAAGTATTGCTTGGAACTTCAGTGATGCAGTTGATGACAATGCAGTTGAAATGGAAGAAGCTGGTACAGCTGATGATTTCACTGGCGCAGACGATTTTGAAGCTGACTAAGATTAGTTATGGGGGATTAAGTTCCCCCATATACTTTTTTAAATAGGATTAAAGAATGTCAAAATATCTTAACGTAGCAGGAACGCCGGGCGCACTCAATAGCGGAAACTATACAGTATCCGTTCAATCAGGTGGCTATATAAAACTGAACACTGGTGTTGCAGCAGGAACAGTTTTTGTTACCGGTGATTTAGTAGTTGAAGGCAACTTTACAAGACTAGAAACTACTGATACTGTTATTACAGATAGAGTTATTACACTTAACCAGGGTGATGACGGATCAAACGGAATTCAAGGAACTGAGAAATTTTCTGGATTAGAAATTAATCGAGGAAGTATTGCTAATGTATATTTTGGATATGATGAAGATATAAGCGGATTTATAATTTATGATCAAGATAGCAATTTACAAAAACTTAGAACAAGCGGATTAGACACCGGCGGAGCATCTCTATTACTAACTCCAGGAAATCCATCAACGGGTACAGGAGCAGCACCTACAGTTTCTGTTCAAAACGTAGTTAACTATGAATACGGTACATTTGAATATGATATTAGTGGCAACATTAACGGAGCATTAAGAAATCCAGATGCACTAACTAATGTACAAGGTGTAGCAGATTATGTTGCATATAACTTTGCTAATGTTTTCTTAAGTCAAATTGGCGACGGATCGTTATCAGTTACTAGTATTACTATTGAAGACGAAGAAACAACAAGTAATCCAAGTGTAATAAAATTCGCAATAGATAATAATACAGTTTCGCAATTGTATGCTGACCGTTGGGAATTTGATCAAATAAGAGTTGCAGGAACTACTATTGAAACACTAGCAAGTGATGCTGATTTAGTTCTTAGGGCACCAGGTGTTGGCGGAGTTAAGATTGAAGATTCATTAGTACTAACAAGTGTTCCAGGTGTAGATGATATATCACCTGAAAATTTAGAACCGTTATATACTAGTGAAGGTATTAAATTATATGCTTCAGATCAATCTAACGGAAAAACAGGGTTGTTTTTTGTAAACAAAGAACAAACACGAGATGAATTAATAAGTAAAAATAGATCACTGCTATTCAGCATGTTATTTTAAGGAAACAAAATGGCAATTAAAAACGCACAATTAAGACAAACATACGTAGACATATTAGACCCAGACGGAGACAATCCTGGTGCGTATGCAGGTGGAGTGCCACAGAATAAAACATATGCTATTACAAATATTTTAGTTTGTAATAACGGCTCAACAACTGCCCAATTCGATATACACATTGTACCACAAGGTGACGCAACAGACAACTTTGTAACTAGAGTTATTAATAACTTAGAATTACCAGCTGGTGAAACATTTACATTTGATAATGAAAAAATTGTTCTTGACGAAGGCGACAAAATTAGATTTCAATCTGAACCAGAATATGTAGGACCGTCTATTAGTGCTGGTAGTTTTGTAGCTGGAAAAGAATATACGATTGTTTCTGCTGGGACTACAGATTTTACAACACTGGGTGCAGCTGATAATAATCCTAATACAATTTTTATAGCAACTGGCGCAGGTGCAGGATCGGGCACAGCACGGTTGTCAAGATACACAGTATTATCAGCAACTGTAAGCTATTTGGAAGTATAATGAGATTAATAAAGCGCCAGACTACTAACCTAAGAAGTATTGCCGGAAAAGGTGTACAGTACGACATTGATGATCAAGTAATTGTTGATAGCGAACGTGCATTATTAGTACCTAAAGGCGCAACATCTGAACGTCCAAGCGAATCGGGTATTGCAACAGCACAGACTGAAGGACAACTTAGATATAACACATCAACCGAACAATTTGAAGCATATCAAAATGGATCTTGGAGAAATATAAGATTTAAAGAACCTAATAGAGATCCAGGGATTGTTCAACAAACACTAACAGGTGCCGATGCAACTAATATTATATTTGGCAAATTAGCAAACAATACTTTATTTGCGCCTTCTCAAGAAAAGCACATTTTAGTATTTGTTGAAAACGTTTTTCAAATAGCAACAACTAACTATACTATAATACAAAATCCTCCAGCAAGTGACTTAGGTGGAGAAATTGATGTAACAACAGCAACACAGGGCACAGAGTATAAAATAACAACTGTTGGAACTACAGATTTTACGTTGCTAGGCGCAGCTTCTAATGCCGTAGATACAGTATTCAGCATGAATAATGTCGCACCTACAGGAACCGGGCAAGTAAGAGCAACAGGACACTATCTAAGATTTACATCCCCGCCACCTTTTGGAAAAGACATTACAGTATTACATAACTTTGACAAATAAATACATTAGTCAAAGAGGGAAAATAAAATGTCGCAAGTAGGTAGAATTGGTGGTGGCGTACTTAAAAGTAATCTTGAACGTCAAGGTATTGATCTTGCATTTGAAAACGATTTACTTTATCTAGACGTTAATAATGATCGAATTGGTATTAATACTACATCGATGGCAAGTCCTGATGTACTTACTACAATTTCTCCAATTAGAACAACTAATGCAATAACAACTGGTACATTTAACTTAGGTAGTTTTGAATTGCAAGGTAATGCAATAACTCAGTTAGTTGAAAATACTATTAACTTAAATTCAACAGGTGATATCTTTGCAACAGGAATTGAAACTGAAAATTTAAAATTTGATGCCAATGAACTTTCGTCAACCACAGACAATACTAATATAGAACTAAGACCAAACGGAACAGGAACTATTGAAATCCAAAGCTCTTGGAATTCGACCGGTAGTATACATTCAACTGGTAATATAACATTTGCAGGCGATCTAACTTTAGGTGACGACAATAACGATAATGTTACGTTTGCTGCTGATGTTAATAGCGACATCTTACCAAACTCTTCAAATGCAAATGCGTTAGGATCGCAGACAAAACGATGGAATGCAATTTACAGTAACTTATTAAACGGTACGTCAACATTTGTAGATAATGTGATTGTAGAAAGTACAGCTCTGTCAAGGCGCCAAGGCAACATATTTTATGTAAGCACACTTGGTAGTAATACTAATGTCGGTGATCATCAACACGGAGCATTCCGTACATTGTCACATGCTCTTAGTGTAGTTGATGCAAGTACACAAGGTCCAGTAACTATTCATGTTTATCCGGGAGAATACGAAGAAATATTTCCTTTAGTTGTTCCTGAAAGAGTTACTATATCAGGCGAAGATATTAGAAACTGTATTATTAAACCTACAGCTGGAACAAATACAAACAATGCATTTGAAATGAATCAAAATGTTACAATTGAAAATCTTACAATTAAAGATTTTTATAGCCCAGGACATGCGTTTACTTTTGCTGCTAATACAATAATTACAGACCGCTCTCCGTATATTAGAAACATAACAGTTATTACAAAAGGTAGTGTTGTAAGTGCCAATGACCCAAGAGGTTTTGATCAAGGCGATGCAGGCAAAGGTGCTTTAATTGATGGAGCATCAACAGGGTCTAGTACTAGAGAAGCTAGTATGCTTTTCCATTCAGCTACATTCATTACCCCTGGCGTAGATTGTATTACAATGACAAATGGCGTTAGAGTAGAATGGCTAAACAGCTTTACATACTTTGCTAATAGAGGATTGTATGCAACAAACGGAACTGCTGGTAAAGCTAACGACGGCACAACATTTGGTGCAGAAATAAGATCAATAGGCTCGGCAAATGTGTATGGCACTAAAGGTGCAGAAGCAGATGGCGCAAATACACTAATGTATCTAATAGGACATAATTTTGCTTATATTGGCGTAGGAAAAGATGTATCAAATGATAGAACACTTACTGTTACAGCAAACGAAGTTACTGAATTAAATTCTGGAAATATATATTACACAACAACTGATGCAGACGGTACATTTAAAGTTGGAGACAACTTCTTTGTAGATTTTGAAACTGGTTCAACAAGCATTGATGCTAGTACAATTGACTTTAGTGGTATTGGTTCTATAACAGTGCGCAACGGTCTTGAAAGATCATTTATTGATGGATCAAAAGTTGATGTAGGCAATATTAGAATTAACGGAAATACAATAACTACTATTGATGGAGATTTAACACTATCTCCGGTTACTGGATTATTTAATACAGATAATAATGTTTCTTTAATTCTAAGTAATGGTACAGATATACAAAGAAATAACTTACAAGCTGATATTAGATATAATACAGATTCAAATTTATACGAAGGTTATTCTTCAGGTAATTTAAGTTTAGGTGGTATATATTCAAGCGATAGGCAAGAAAGTATAGATACACACGATACTAATAATACTATAATTCTCAGAGCTGCTGGCGCACAAGTAGGCTCCATTGACAGTAATAGTACTAATTTACACGGACTATCAACTGGCGATATATTGTTTGACAATAATTTAGTAACGACAACACTTTCACAGTCAGATCTAGAACTTAAAAGAACTACAGCTACAAATGTAGTAGATGTATATGACTTTGATTTAAAAAATAGTACATTTTACAATACATCGGCTAATAATTTAACACTGTCTACAACTAATAATGGTTATGTAAAATTTGGCGGTTCGACTGGCTTAGTTATTCCGGTCGGAACAGAAGCACAACAAAACCCATCTCCAATCGAAGGCGAGACTAGATACAACACAGACCAAGAATATCTCGAAACTTGGAACGGCGAAGAATGGCAGCGTTCAGCTGGTGAAGGCGCTGAAGTTACTGACGTAGTGCTTAAAGAATTAGTCGATATTTACGCCATAGTACTTGGTTAATCCCAAAAAACGATAAATAATATTAATGCAGAGTATGACCAATACCTGCAGGGTCAGACTGTGGTTAGCCAGCAAAGAACCTAAGGGGTGAAAATTCGGCTAGAGGGACAGGATCCCCGTACTGAGGAGAAGAGATGGCTATTGGTCGAATAAGTGGTCCGCTCTTAAAAGCAAACCTGCTTCGTGAGGGAGTGGATCTAGCTTTTGAGAATGACTTACTATATCTAGATGTTACAAACAGTCGCATCGGCATAAACAATGCAAGTCCCCAGTATGACCTAGATGTAACCGGAACTACAAGAACAACTAATTTAGAAGTACCAGGCGATGGTGCTTTCGGTGATGTTAGAATCTCTGGCAACACTGTATCTTCTGTAACAAATAGACTTCAACTTGGCGCAAATACAAATACTGTATATCAACAAAAATTAGTTATTGATGACTTCGATATCGAAAACAATGTTATCAGTACAAACTCTGAAAATACCAATTTACAAATAAATCCAAACGGCACCGGAACTGTTGAAATATACGGTGATACAAATGTCTATGGTAATATTACTGCAACTGGAAACATTACAGCAGACGGTAGTATTACAATCGGAGACGCAGATACTGACAATGTCACTTTTAATGCAGAAATTAATTCAGATATTATTCCTGACGCAACAGACACATATCAGTTAGGTAGTGATCCAGCACAAGGCGGTACGCAGTGGCAAGACACATGGACTAATAATTTTTATGCTGGCACTGTAACTACTACTAACATTCTTGCAGACGGAATTAACTTAGCACTTCGCCAAGGTAATACATTATATGTTGCAGAAAATGGCGACGACACTTATACAGGCGATCATCCTAATGACCCCTATGCAACAATTAAACATGCACTAAGTCAAGCAACAGCAGGCGATACTATTCACATCTATCCAGGTGTATATACAGAATTATTTCCAATGACTATACCAGCCGGTGTAACGCTAAAAGGACACAGTCTTCGTAGCGTAAATATTGTACCGCATGTTAGTTCTATTAACAACACAGCATTTTTGCTCAACGGTGAATCTACAATCGAAGATGTTACAATTAAAGACTTCTTTGCTCCAGGGTATGCTTTTGAGTTTGCAAACAACTTTACAGTAACATCAAGATCACCATATGTTAGAAATGTAAGTGTAATTACATCAGGTAGTGTTACACCAGCAGACGACCCAAGAGGCTTTGCTCAAGGTGATGCTGGCGGTGGTGCAAAACTTGACGGCAGTATAGCAAATTCAGCATCAAGAGAAGCTGGCTGTTTATTTCATAGTGTAACTTTTATTACGCCTGGAGTAGATGCATTAACTGTTACTAACGGTGTTAGAGTAGAATGGTTAAACTGTTTTACATACTTTGCAAACAGAGGCTTATATGCACTTAACGGTGCTACAGGATTAAAAGCAGCAGGAAAAACTTCAGTAAGAGTTAGTGATGTTACAGGAACATTTAGTGCTGCGGAAACATTTACTTACTACGATACTGACGGTGTTACAGTTCTTGCAACAGGAACAATTGATAGTGTTGATTCAGACGGTAAATTTTATATACCAGGCAACTTAACAGGTTTAGAAACTGCTGCCGAGCGCGGCGGCAAATCTACTACAGCATATGCTGATGCTCAGTTAAGTACAACACAGAAGAAATTTGGACAAACAAGTTTATTACTTGACGGCACTGGCGACTACGTTGGAATAACATCACAAGATGACTTTGGCTTTGGTACTGACGAATTAGAAATAAGTTTTTGGATTTACCATACTAATCCAGGTACTGTCCAAACTATTGTTGACTTTAGAGCAGGTTCAGCAGTTGATTTAGCACCCATGATATACATTGATGCATCTAATCAACTATTTTATTATACAAATAGCGGAAATCAAATCGCTGGAGCAACAATAAGCGCAAATACTTGGACACACATAGCACTGGCAAAATCAGGAACAAGTACAAAATTATTTGTTAACGGAACACAATCGGGTGCAACATATACTGACAATCATGATTACGGCACAGCTAAACCATTAGTAATTGGATCTATTTTTGACGGCTCAGCAGATTATTTTAACGGTTATATTGACGAATTAAGAGTTTCAAAAGGTGTAGCTAGATATACTAGTAATTTTGTTGCTCCAACATCGGAAGAAACAAGTGATACAGATACATCATTGTTATTACACTTTAATGGAACTAATGCAGCAACAGTATTTCCAGATGACACTTTAAATTCACAAGACATAAGATTTAGCGGCGGAGCCACAGCTAACTATATAACATTAGCAGATACTACAGACTTTGGCGCAGAACTGCGTTCTATTGCAAGTGCATGTGTATATGGAAACTACGGAGTAGTAGGCGACGGCAAAGGCGTATTAATGTACCTAGTAAGTCAAAACTTAGCGTACATTGGCACAGGTAAATTAACTGACAACGACGAGACAAATGTAATACAAGCAAATGAAGTTAATGAATTAAACGGAGCAAAAGTAAGATATAGCTCAGTTGATCACAAAGGTGATTTTAGAGTTGGTGATTTATTCCATATTGATCAATCAACAGGTACTGTAGATTTTACTACATCAGACTTTAATATTGACACTACTGGTGGCATAACTATTAATACTGGTGGCAACGTTACTACAATTACTGGTGACAAAATTGAAACAGGAAATTTAAGATTAAGTGGTAATACAATTGAAAGTTTGTCAGGCGATATTAATTTAGATTCAGACAGCGGCACAGTTAGAATTAGTTCGTCAAGTGCGTTACAACTTCCAAAAGGAAACACAGCAAGTCGTCCAGCTCCTGCAACAGGTATGATTCGTTATAATACCGAAACAAACTTGTATGAAGGGTATGACGGCAACTGGATTGCGCTCAATGGCGTTTATGATTTAGACTTAGATACACGTATTACAGCAGAATTAACACCCGGTGCTAATGATGGTGTAATTAGATTTTATATACAAGATACTATAGTAACTACAATTGATGCAGATAAACTAGAAACACCTAGAATTGAAGTAGACGATATTGTGATTGATGGCAATACTATCGAAGCAACTACGATAAATACTGATTTAGTACTGTCGTCAAACGGAACAGGTGCTGTAGTTATAGACGATCTTGCATTTAAAGATTCGACTATTACCAATAGAGCGGTAGATGCGGTTACATTATTTGAACAAAGTGGCGCTGGATATTTTAAAATTGACGGTACTGGCGGATTTATTGTACCAGTTGGAACAAACGTACAGCGTCCAGCTTCTGCAAATAGAGAAACCGGAATGGTACGGTACAATACAGAACAAAGGTATTTAGAAATATGGGACGGATTTAGTTGGGTTTCTGTAGCAGGTGCAACTGGTTCAATTAGTGTAACAGCAGCAGAAGATTTAGCAATTGAATACGCAATAACATTAGGATAAAAAGATGGCAACACAATTTAAAAATAAAGTAGTAAAGGAAGTTGGTACAGTTCCAATACTTGCAATGGAAACTGATGCAGCTACAAGATCAACTATTGTTGGATTAAGTCTAGCAAATTTAACTGAAGGCGTTGTTACTGCAAGTGTTTTAGTTCACGACGATACTAGTGTTGAAGGATACTTTATGAAAGATGTTATGGTTCCGCCAAACACAAGTTTAAGAGCACTAAGTGCAGGAGAAAAGTTAATACTTGCTCCGTCAAATCAGTTATATCTAGTAGCAAACACTATTGAGTCTCTCGATGCTGTTATTAGTTACGTAGATATTGTATAAGGGGTAATGATATGTCGTATATGGGACAAAATGCAGATCAAATTTTATCAGCAGTAAGAAATAGATATTTTTATGGATTACGTAGAACAGACTCTGGAGAGTTGTTTTTAGGCAAACTAGATCAAATGGATTCTAACGGAAGCATACAAATTAACAAGCCGGGCAATAACGCAAGCGATTACGATCAACTTGAAGAAGGTTATGATTTTTATGAAGGTAGGGATATTGACCACGAGCTACTATATAGTAACTTAAATTACGAACAGTATAGATGGCATGATAAAAACATTTGGTATTATGTTAATAGTGAAGGCGAATTAGTAGCAAGTGTAAATACAAAAGTAGCATATGATGATGGGTCATCTTCGGCTGGCAACGAATAATTAGGATAAAAAAATGGCAGATTTTAAATTAGATAGAATACGTTTTAAATGGAAAAATCAATGGTCTCCGACTACTGCATACATTAAAGACGAGATTGTAGAATATGCAGGGTCGACATATGTATGTCGTGTAGGACACACGTCAGCAGCATCTTTTGATATTGACTTTGGCACATTGGATCAAGAAGTATATGTAACTGTAGCAAGAAATGCTGCTGACACAGCAAACATTTATTACTTCAATGGAGTTTCAGGACAACTAAGTCCTGAAATTACGTTAAAGAAAGGTTTAACATACGTATTCAATCAAGACGATCAAACTAACGTTTATTTTCCAAATGCTAACGGAGGAACGCCAAATCCTCATCCTATGTTCTTTAGCAAAACAGAAGATGGTACATTAGTAAACAGTGGTTTTAGATTTGAAGACGGTGTAAAATATTATATTAACCATACTGAAGTTACTGGTGACAATTATGTTGCTAATTTTAACACTGCACATTATAGAGAAATAAGAATTACTGTTCCTCTTGATGCTACACCATTCTTTTTTTACTGTCATTTTCACACAGGAATGGGCAATGACTTTAATGTATCTAATGAAGCAGTCTGGGAAAAGCAAATTGACGGGCAAGTATATAAAAACGACTGGACCGTTGGAACAATATATGATATAGGCGATATAGTAGTTTATAATGGCTACATTTATAAATGTATTGATAGACATACTAGTACTGCTGATCTTACTCTTGGGTTAGAGTCAGAATCACAACATTGGCACATTCTTTCAGAACAAGATTCGTACAAGGGTACATGGATTAACAACACACGCTACAGACCAAATGATGTTGTAAAGAATAATGCAACCTGGTATAGATGTATAACAGGACATACTAGTTCTGCAACTATACTAACAGGATTAGAAGCTGATCTTGAAAAATGGGAAATAGCATTTCAAGCGATTAATTATTTACAAGACCACACAGCTGGCGTAAATTATAAAGTTAACGACATTGTTAAAAAGGGCTCAAGTATTTGGAAGTGTGTTACTCAACATGTTTCAGCAAGCCCTACAAATTTTCCATCTGAATTAAGTAATTGGAATTTATATTTAGAAGGAATGGAATTTGATAATCAATGGGACGAAGTAGTTGAATATCAAATCGGTGACGTAGTTGACTATGGTGGATATGGATATAGAGCATTAGTAAATAATGTAAATGTAAAACCACAAGCAACAGATACAGTAACTTGGCAACAAGTTTATGAAAACTTTGATCACAAGGGCGATTATAATTATGATAGCTCGCAGGAATACAAAGTAGGAGATGTTGTTAGACACAACGGTTACTTATATGTTGCTATCTTAGACAATGAAGATGTAGTTGAACCTCCAAGTGCAACGCATTGGGAAGTAGTTGTTCCCGGCAGACAGTGGAGAGGTCAGTGGGCTGATCAAAGAGAATACAAACTAGAAGATCTTGCAACGTATGGATCAAACACATATATTTGTACAGTAAAGCATATATCAACAACAGGTAAAAGACCAGATACTGATTCAGTAACATGGAATTTACATGCTGAAGGTAAAACATCAAACGTACTAACAACACGTGGTGATTTAATTACATATACAAACGATCCTGCTAAACTAAACAAGCAAAGATTTGCTAGAGGTAATGAAGGACAAGTTTTACGTGCAGAAAGTACTAGTGTAGATTGGCAAGATCTTGATCTTATAGCTGATGTGTTCTACGTACATCCAGATGGAATTGATAATCCAGAAAGAGGAAAGAGTTTAAACTCACCATTTAAAACAATAAAATATGCATGTGATCAAATTAGAGCTAATCCTACATATAGAGATAAACTTAACGGACAAATTGTAGCACGTGGTATAATGTCATATATTGCAAATCCAGGAGCAATAGAGACTACCGCACCAAATTTTACAACTCTTATTAATTCAACTAATCCTAGAACAAACGACAGATATTGGGATTTTAATGGTGATGATGCAGTTCCTGGCAGCGTTTCTGACGTTCGCCAATGGGTAAAATACTACAACAAATATATTGCAGGTACTAGTTCAGTTGATGTAGATACTCCTACTGTTAAAGCAGCATGTGATGATTTATGGAACGAATTAAATAGAGTGTTTTCAACGTTTTCATCAGAAACATTTGTAGATACAATTAATTATGACTCTGATACTGTTACTGATCCTGGCGGCGCCAGCACTTATGCCTTTAAACGTTCTGAACGTAATAATTCAACTGTAATGATAAAAACAGGAGTTTATAGTGAAGAACTTCCGATTAGTGTACCAGAAGGTTGTGCATTAGTAGGAGACGAATTAAGAAGTACAGTTGTTCAACCAGAAATAGGATACGAGTCAACTAAGATGTTCTATGTTAGAGATGCTAGTGGCATTAGAAATTTAACAATGCAAGGATTGTTTGACATATTAACTGTTGATAATGAATACTTCACCAAACGCCCAGTTAATGATGCAGCATATGTAAGTTTGGATCCAGGCACTGGCCCAACTGATGAAAGTGTTTGGATTAAAACTAGATCTCCTTATATTCAAAATGTAACTACAATCGGTACTGGATGTACAGGATTAAAAATTGACGGAGACCTGCACAACGGCGGCAACGATTCTATTGTTGCTAACGACTTTACACAGGTACTAAGTGACGGTATTGGTGTATGGTGTACAAATTTAGGTAGAACAGAGCTTGTTAGTGTGTTTACATACTACAACCACATTGGCTATCTTGCAGAGAATGGCGGAAAAATTAGAGGCACTAATGGTAACAACTCATACGGAAAATATGGTAGTGTTGCAGAAGGTGTTGATAATACTGAAACACCAATCACTGCTTCATTAAATAATAGATCAGGACAAGCAATTGTTAACAATGTAGTTACTGATGGTAATGAAGTACTAACTGTAGAATATGCAAATGCAGGCGAAGGGTATGATACAAATACAACTTATACTGTTACTGGAGCAGGAAGCGGCGCTGCTGCTTCAACTTCTAGTACTAGAGATGGCGGAATATTCCAAGTTAGATTAACAGGAATCGGTGAATTATCATTAGGTACTGGATATTTACAATTACAAGGTAATGCACAAGATGGCGGAGATTTAGGCCTTGGTACTATGAAATTGTCAGGTGCAGATATTAATACCTTTGCAAACTACAACGGTATGAGAATAGTTATTATTAGTGGCGCAGGAGCAGGACAATACGGCTATATTACAGCGTTTGATGACTCCTCAAAAATAGCTACAGTAGCTAAAGAATTAGATGATTCGGCTGGCTGGGAACACTTTACTGGAGCGACTATCGTTCAACCCGATAGTACAAGTAGATATCAAATCGAACCAAGAGTTATTGTAGACGATCCGACTAGCGGTACAACAGCGTTTATAAGACTTGCTATCTCCGGCGGAGGATTAAACGTGTTCAAAATTATTGAACCAGGTTCAGGTTATGTTTCATCTACACCGCCAACCATTACAATTATAGACCCAAACGCTACCTCTCCCGGAGCATGGGAAGTAAGAATCGGAGATGGTGTATTAGCACAACCTACATGGACAAGCAGAGGTTCAAATTATGTGTCTGCGTTTGTTGCAACTGTATCAGGAGCTGGTTATGCAGACCAGTATCCAGTTGGATCAACTATTGATGTTACAGGATTGTCATTGATTCCAGGACCAGGAGCAAACTTAGAATTTACAGGAACTGATACAATTTATGCTGTAGTTGATATTTCAAATATTACCGGAACTGCTCCAAACTTTACAGCAACATTAGCAATAACACCGTATTTAAAATCAAATACGACACAAGCACATGCAACAGGTATTACTATTAGAGAAAGTTACAGTCAGGTACGTTTAACAGGACACGATTTCTTAGATATTGGTACAGGAAATATTGGATCTACCGAATATCCTCAAAGATATATAACTGGCTTTGATTCTGCAAACGAACCTAGCCAACCTAACGAAGCAGTTGACAGTGGAGGTGGTAGAGTGTTCTACACAAGTACTGACCAAGACGGCAACTTTAGAGTTGGTGAATTGTTTAAGGTTGAACAGGCTACTGGTGTTATTACACTGAACGCTGATGACTTCCAGCTGTCTGGATTAACTGAATTAAGATTAGGCGGCGTGTCATTAGGCGGCACTAGTGCAGTTGTTAGAGAATTTAGTACAGATGGTGTACTAGCTGCTAACAGTGATAATATTGTACCAACACAAAAAGCACTAAAAACATTTATTGAAGCACAAATCGGCGGCGGTGGCGCAGATGTTGTAGTCAGTGGATTATTAGCAGGACAAACAAATATACTAAATCAAGACGAAATAAGCTCTCCAACTGGAGTAGTTAATTTTGAAGATCAAATAAATTTCACCGACGGCGTATTAGGTGATATGTTGAAAGCTACGCTGTTCTTGAATGGGAATGGCTAAATATGTATAAGAAGACACAAAATTTTGGAGTAAGCAATGGCTGAGTTTAAATTAGGTAGAATTAGATTTGTTTGGAAAAACAATTGGGTAACTTCTACAACTTACTATGTCGATGACGTAGTTTTAGTAAACGGTAAAACATATCTATGTGTTACCGGACATACTTCTTTATCAGACTTTAACCTAGATTTAGGAACTAATAAATGGGAACTAATGACAGATGGTCAAAAATGGAGAAGTGACTGGCAAGCTAGTACACAGTATGAATTAAATGACCTTGTAAAATATGGTTCAACTGTATATATTTGTACTACTGGGCACATGTCGCAAGCACTACTTGAAAGTGATCAATCTAAATGGGATACATTTGCTCAGCCATCCTTTGATTGGAAATCAAGTTGGGCTATCGACACTTATTACAAAGTTGGTGATTTAGTTAAGTACGGCGCTGGACTTTATCGTTGTATTACTGGCCATACTAGTGCAGCTACTTTAGCCTTAGGCTTAGAAGCAAACGTTGTTAATTGGGATAGTTTAAATACAGGTTTTGATTATAAAAATAATTGGGCAACTGATACACGATATAAGTTAAATGACGTTGTTAAACGCGGCGGCGGACTGTGGTTGTGCCTACAAGGACACACTTCAGATTCAACAGCATTTGTAACCGACGCAGCTTACTGGGTACAATTTGTAGAAGGTTTAGAATTTGAAGATACATGGAGTAACTCTACTGCTTACCAAAGAGGCGATATTGTAAACTATGGCGGCTATCAGTATGTTGCTGTAGAAAATCATACTGGCACAACTCCTACAACTACAGCACAAACAGATTGGGACGTGTTTTCAACAGGCTTTAAATTTATTGGAGATTATGACAATGCCGTTGCGTATAAAACGGGAGACGTTGTCCGCGTTGGTGGTTACACATACTTGTGTACAGCTGATAGTACTGGCAACCGTCCACCTAATGATACATATTGGAATCGCTTAAACCAAGGTCAAGAATGGAACGGTGATTGGACAGATGCAACATACTATGATGCTGGCGACCTGGTTAGATATGATAACTCAAGTTATGTTTGTGTTGCAGAACACACAGCAGATGAAACAGTTACACAAAACAGACCAGACCAAGATTTAGTAGGTTCTTATTGGAACCAAATGGTAGGTGGTGCTGAAACTACAGTATTAACAACTGACGGAGATATTGTTTATTACTCCGGAGCAGGTCCTGCAAGATTACCACTTGGTACAGATGGTCAAGTATTAAAAGTTAATGATTCAAACTTAGAATGGGCCGATTTTGGTATTATCAACAATGTATTTTATGTTGCTGATAATGGTACAGATAGTATTGATTATGGATATACATTAGATAAACCTTTCAAAACTGTACGTTATGGTTTAGAAAGAATTGATATTGGACATAACAGTACTGGCGCACAAAAATTACTAGAACTTAATAGAAGTTTTATTGCTGCAGAAGCAACTGAGTGGGTAGATTGGCAAATTGCTAATGCTGCTGGCGGAAGTATTTGGGATGGATTTACTCAAGATGATAAAGTAAAATGTGCAAGAGACATTGGTCAAATTGTTGATGCACTTATTTGGGACTTAGGACACGGTGGCAATGCAAGAACTAGAGCTGCTACACTAACTTATTTTGATAGTGGTGCATTAATTGCTAGTATACAAGATGAATACCAACAATTATCAGCAACGTTAGACTACATGGAAGAAGTGGTCGATGCTGTTATTAGTAATGCAGCACCAGCAGCAAATTATCAAACACTAAACAGTGTTGGTAGTCCAATTACACAACAAATTGACGCAACATTGGTAGAATTACCTAGCGATCAACTCACACTAACTAGATTAATTAACATAATTACAGCAGCACTTGATGCAACAGTGCCTACAGATATTCCTGTAGAACTTAAACCTAATACTTCGTTGTTTGTTAAAACAGGCGAGTTTAAAGAAGTACTTCCAATGATTGTTCCAGAAAGATGTGCAATTATAGGCGATGAGCTACGTTCAACTAGAATTGCACCGATGGGAGCTATTACACCTTCGGGTGATGTATCATATAGCTTAGATGCAATATCAAGACTACAGGCTATTATGAGCGATATTGCAACAAACGGTTCAGTTACAAAAACATCTGGAAATGCAGAGACACAAGTAACAACAAGACCTTCAGGCGCAGCAGTAGCAGGCGCGGCGGCAGCAAACATAATGCAGCAAGTTTATGACTACATTGATTACGGTATCAATGGTGCAACAGGAGATTCAACTGTTCCAGTTATTGCTGGTACAAACACTCCGCAAACTCATACTGATTATACTTTTGCTGTAGAATGTATTGAAGCAAACAGAGCATTCTTAGTAGCAGAAGTCCACGCATATATTGCAGCAACATATCCTTCATATACATACGATATTGCTAAGTGTTCAAGAGATGTAAACAGATATTTAGATGCAGTAAAATACGATTTGATTTATACTGGTAACTATAAAGCATTATTAGCTGGTAGATACTATGTAAACGCTGTACTTGGATCAGTAGAAGAAGATATGTTCTATGTAAGAGACGCATCAGGTATTAGAAACTGTACAGTAACAGGCTTAACAGGCACATTGGGCAGTGATAATGCATACGGTACTAAGCGTCCAAGTGCAGGAGCATATGTAAGTTTAGACGCAGGATGGGGTCCAGCAGATACTAGAGTTTGGATTGCAAGTAGATCTCCTTATATACAAAACGTAACTTCTTTAGGAACAGCATGTATTGGTCTTAAAGTTGACGGAGCACTACACGACGGTGGAAATGATTCAATTGTTGCTAACGACTTTACACAAGTATTAAGCGATGGCATTGGATATTGGGTTACAAACTTAGGTAGATCAGAACTTGTTAGTGTGTTTACATACTACAACCACATTGGCTACCTTGCAGAAAACGGCGGCAAGATTCGTGCTACCAACGGTAACAACTCATATGGTGCATTTGGATCAGTAGCAGAAGGTGTAGATGATACAGAAACTGCTGTAACTGCTACAGTAAACAACAGATATTACGAAGCACAAATTGGCAGAGTATATACTGATGCTACTGAAATATTAGCATTAGAATATAATAATGCAGGTACTAATTACACTACAGAAAATAATACATACACGTTTAGCGGTATTGGATATGATCAAGTATTAGTAGGTGATGAAATTAGAGATAACGGAATTTTTGAAGTTAGATTATTAACAGAAGGCGAAGATTACAGAGCTTCAGCTAACACTGCACAGGCAGGTACTACTTCACAAATTACATTAGCTGGTTCAGAAACTGCACCATCTTCAGCATATGTCGGAATGATGATATTCATTAAGACAGGTAACGGTGCTGGACAATATGGATATGTTGACACATACAATTCAGGAACAAAAGTTGCTACAATATTAAAACCAAGCACTGGTACAGCCGGCTGGGATCATTTGATTCCTGGAACAACTATTGTTGCTCCAAACGCAGTATCAACATACAGTGTTGAACCTAGAGTTGTTGTAGCTGCGCCAACCCAAACTATTACAGGAAATACAAACTATAGTAGTTCAAGAGCAGTTGATGACATTGCATATAACGGAAATGTTTTTGCAACGGTAACTGCTGGAAGCGCAGTTGTTGATACATCAACAGACGGAATAGCATGGTCAGCAGGAGGAGGAATCAGCACTAATAACCTAGGTAAGATTAAAGGCGGCAAAATAGGCGGAACTGCCTACTTTGCTGCAACTCATTCAGGAAATGTTTTTGCATTTTCAACAGATGACGGAGCATCTTGGGCAGGTTATGGACTTGGCGGAAATACAGCAGATGTATTAGAAATAGCTAAAGATGTAATTGTTCATATCGATAATACTACAAGAGTAACAGGCGTATATGACGGTACAACCTATACTGTAGGCGGTTCAGTTGCTGGCAGCGATGCATTTTTAGATGTAGTGTATAGCTCAGCAGCAAATACATGGTTAGCAATAGCAGCAAATGGTGTAACTTCTTACTCGTTGAATGATGGTACAACATGGAGTGCAGGAGCACTTCCAACATTAGGTGCAGGAACATATAGTGCAATTGCATACGGTAATGGACGTTTTGTTGCAACAGCAATTGGCACAGACGAAGCAGCTATTAGTTTTGACGGTGTTAACTGGACAGCAACAACTATGAGTTCAAGTGCAGACTGGAGTACAGTTAAGTACGGTCAAGGAACATTCCTAAGTGTTGCAAAAGACACCGGCGGAACTACAAAAGCAGCTACATCACCAGACGGAATTGTTTGGACAGCACAAGTTATGCCATCACAAAACTTATGGCAAGCAGTCGGATACGGTACTGGCACTTGGGCATACGGTTGTGAAGATGCAAATGCAGTAGGCGCATCAAGTGGAAACTTTACACAAGCTATACTAAGAGCAGCATCTGCAAGTGGAGCAATTTCTAATATTAGGGTTATTGAACCAGGTTCAGGATATGCAACACCACCAACAGTAACACTAACTGATCCAAGTAATACAGTAGACTCAACATGGACTGTTAGAGTAGGCGATGGCGCACTTGCACAACCTAGTTTCCAAAACAGAGGCGTTGACTGGGAAAGTGCAGATGGTTTTGTAACTGGCGACGGTTATGGAGATATCTATCAAAATGGTAAATTTGTAAACTTAGAAGGTTTAACAGAAATACCACAAGAAGGTGCTAACGTAACATTTGCAGGAGATAGTAACTATTATAAACTTGTTAATGTAACAAACTTACTAGGTACAGGACCTTATACTGCTACACTTCAAGTGTCACCAGAAGTTACAATTACAGATGCACCAGAACATGCTGTAGCAGCAGAAGTAAGAATACGTTATTCACAGGTGCGTTTAACAGGACACGATTTCTTAGATATCGGCACTGGTAACTTTACAGATACTAACTATCCAGGTACTCCAAGTACAGCACCTGATGCAGCTGACGAAACAAAAGAAGGCGGCGGCGGCAGAGTGTTCTACACAAGTACTGACCAAGACGGCAACTTTAGAGTTGGTGAACTGTTTAGTGTTGAACAGTCAACAGGTAAATCAACACTTAATGCTGATGCGTTTAACTTAGCAGGTCTACAAGAATTGCAACTTGGTGTTATTACACTAGGAAGCTCAAATACTGCTATTAACGAATTTAGCACAGACGGCACATTTGCTGCAAATAGCGATAGCATTGTGCCAACACAAAAAGCAATTAGAACTTACATCCAGTCACAAATTGGTGGCGGTGGCAGTAATCTAAATGTTAACAGTATACAAGCAGGTAATGTGAAAATACAACTAAATACTATTAATCACGTAACTGATGGTACGATAAATATAACAAGCAGAGCGAATTTTACCGGTGGTATTTCTGGTAGTCCGTTAGCACTAAACTACTTTTTACAGAGATAATGGAGATTAAAAAATGTCAGGAAAATTAGGAGCACAGAACTTATCAGCAAATGCTGACACAGTTTTATACACAGCACCGGCAAGCACATTTGCTATAGCAACAGTTAACATTGTTAACCGCAGTGGCAGTACTGTTACTGCTAGAATAGCAATAGCAGATGCTGATGTACCAACTAACGCAGAATACATTGAATACGATGTTGGTGTACCACCAAAAGGTGTGATAGAAAGAACCGGTGTTGTAGTAGGAGCAGATCAGCGTATTGTAGTAAGATCGAGTGCTGTAGATGTAAATGCAATTGCATACGGCATAGTAACCTCAACAGCGTAAGGAAATAATATTATGGGAAGATTTATATCAGGAAGTAGTGGTGTTGAACAAGGCTATACAAGAGCCGAAGTTTTTACATCACCAGGAACATCATCATGGTCAGTCCCGGCAGGGGTAAGCAAAGCTAAAGTTTTTGTTATTGGTGCAGGTAGTAACTATAGAAATACAGAATTCTGTTTTGAAAGTAGCTCAGCTTGTTGTTCAGGAGTAGCAACTCCAGGAACTGAATACTGTTTAAACTTTGTAGGGCACCTTGTAGGAGCCGGCGGTGGCTATGCAGAAAAAACATTTGATGGCGTAGCACCTGGTTCGTCAATGACTATTAACATTGGCTCTGTAGGCGGGTTGTCAGCAAGTAGTGCATCAATTGGAGGCACTACAGTAACAGCAAATAACGCAACAGATACAACAATATCATGGAATTGTACATCGAATTCAACTGCAAGAGATAACACCCTCGATAATGAAGTTAGTTTAGGATTTGATCTTCCAGTTTGTGGTTATAGAAATTGTATTAATGGTTACTTTAACGCAGGCGGAACAGCAGCAGGCGGTGATATTAATAGAACTGGCGGCGCAGGCGTGTTTATTCCGTACTTTAGAGAAGACAGTGAAGTTGACGGATCACTTACATCTAATTATACCGACACTGGTACGGTATCTAGTAGCGTTGGTGAAGGCTGTACTCAAACATATTGGACAGCCCGTGGTTATGATTATACATTCGGCGGCTGCAGATGTAATTGCACTTGTACACGAGCATATTTAAAACCAACTCAGGGAATAAACAGTAATCAATGCGGTTGTTGCTTCTACTGGGGCGGCGAGAGTAATTTTAACTGCCTATGTATGGTAACATATCATAACGTGTTCGGCGGAAGATGTTACTATAACATGCCGTGGTCACAGTGTATTTGCCAAAGAATGTGTAACGGCGTATACTTGTGTGTCAGCGGCGGCGGCGGCGGCAGCTCGTCCGGTGTAACTAACTTTGCTAAGTCAGCAGGCGGCGGAGCCGGTGGACAAATGTATCCATCAAACGACGATACTTTCCAAGTAACAAACTGTCCGGTAGGCATTGGTTCAGAAGCAGGTAGTTCGCATGCCGACGGATATAATGGTGTAAGTGATGCAACATTGTTAACACCATCAGCAGGCGGAGGCGGCAGTGCCTCAGGAACTTCTGATACAACTGTGTGTTATATTGGATTTGGCCAAGATCACTTTAGCTTTATTTACGGCAGTGGTGCATGTGGTGCATGTGCTGCTATGGAAAACCTTTACGGTGGAGGCGGCGGTGGCGCTCTATATTATTCATTAGGTTATTCTAAGGATATAGATTCTAATAGACCGTCAAGTAACAGTATTATTCCATTATCAACAATGAAATCTAGAGACGGAACTAATGTAGCAGACTTTAAATTTGGTTTTGGAGCAACATCAAAAGAAGCAGCAGGCGCTGGCGGTGGCGGTAACAGACTTTACCCGACTGGCGGATCCGGAGCTGTTGTAGTAGTATACTAAGGAGTAACATTAATGTATTTTAGAACAAAAACAAATAAAATAGGCATTGCCGTAGTAATTGCTACTGAATCAGAGAATTTATTAGTTAATAACGACAATAACACTTGGTTAGAATCAGATGATGAACTATGTGTTGCTGGAAACTATTGGCATAATTCTAAATTTTATGTGCCGGGAAGTGACGATTATAACGATGATATTGGACCATTGTTAGCAGCAGATCGAGAAGAGAGTGATGCTGCTGCAGTTGCAAAAGAAGAAGCAATTAGAGCACAAATTAAAGCTGAACAGGATGCAACGGATTATACACCGGACAATTCAGACGCAGATGCTAATTTAGAAGCTGCTGCACGTAACGGATCGTTAGAAGCACGTAAAAAAATAGCAAAAACTTTTCCAAAGCCAGTTTATACCCCAATAAGAGAGCTATTAGAAATTCCAGAAATTAATGCTGAAAATTTAGCATTTTATGAAGAAGTATTAGCTGATACGAAGCGTGTAATTGCTGGAGTAAAAGCAGATGTAAATGATGATCCGGATGTTGTTGAATTTCCAGAACCGATTACGTTCTTAGAAGGAACTGATCAAGAACATACATTATCTGAAATTGTTTTACCAGACGAAGACAAAGCATCTTACCTTGCACATATGGAAACTGTCGAAGCAGATCAAACAGCTTGGATCGCCCATATGAAAACAGTGTTAGGCGTATAAATTAGCCACATTTAGCTTCCTAGCTAACAGACAACATATAATTAATTATATAACTAACTGTTAGCTAGGAAGCATTTTCATGAAAAAAGTATTTAGTATCAATGGAGGAGCAGGTCGAGTACTATGCTCCATCCCAGCATTATTAAAGTATCACAAAAAACACGGCCCTAACTTTTATATACTATCCGGAAGCGGTTTAGATTTTTTTGTAGGTATTCCTGAGCTTGTAGATTTAACTTTTACCCCTGAACATAAAGGCGTATTTAAAGATATTATTCAGCCTAATATTTTAATACAGCCTGAACCTTATCAAGATCACGGTTACTATAATCAAACAAGACACCTAACTGAAGCATTTGATCATATTATTAACGAAACTGACGATCATAGCGATTTACCAAATATTAAAATTTGTTTAAATAAACAAGAAGAATTAAATGCATTAGATGCATTAGAGAATGCTTCTAAACAACAAAATAAATTAAAGACAATAGTAATACAACCATTTGGCAGATCTGCCACACCAGCTCCTATTGCAAATGAAATGATTGATCCAATGAGCAGATCATTAAGTGTAAAAGATTATAACACAATTATAAAAGAACTACATAAGAAATATAATGTAATCTACATGGGAGAGAACAACGAAGTAGATGATACGACCTTTAAAATACAAACAGGACTGCGGCAATGGGCAGGCATTATTGAAGGATGTGATTATTTTATTGGATGTGACAGTGTTGGTCAACATATGGCAAAAGCATTTAATAAACCTGGTACAGTAATATTAGGAAGTACATTTGCAGAAAATGTTACATATAAAGATCATTTTCAGATACTTCAAAAACCAAATACGAAAATTGAATATTTTCCAATTAGGTTGTGTGAACAAGGCGTTGATGCAGATATAGCAAATAGAAAAAATGATAGCACAATGGACTTTAATGACAAAGAACTTGCTGATATTATTAAAAAAATAATTAAAGATATTGAGGACAAAACTTAATGACGAACAAAAGAGATATTTGGATTGCAGGCATAACACGTGGACATAATGCAAGTGTATGTCTTTTAAAAAACGGTGAAGTAGTTTTTGCCATAGAAGAAGAACGCTTATCAAGACGTAAGTACGACGGCACTCCAACAACAGCTATGATGAAAATATTAGAATATACTGATACATTAGAATATCTTGTTATTTGTCATACAACAGAAGACTTAAAAACAATACAAGCCGATTTTTCAGGGGAGGATATATATACTGCTTTTGCTAGGAAGACAGGACTAATTTCTAGGGATGATAGTCAAAATAATTTTGACGGAAGCCATCCTCAGGTAATTAACTTAGGTAAAATACATCATAAACTACATGCTGCATGTGCGTTTTATAGAAGTGGATTTGAATCTGCTGTTGCAGTAATTGTAGATGGTGCAGGATCTGTAATGGCGGTTGCTAAACAAGATCACAATGGCACTGGAATGCCATCAGTACCAGGTTGGGAAACTGAATCAATTTTTTCTTGTAACTACCCAAATGATATTCGTACATTATATAAGCATGTTGCTACTGCTTCTTCAGCATTGTCAACAGTTGAAGAATCTTCGGGTGAGGCATTTATGGACCCAGAAGGACATACTTTTGAGTGTGTAATTTCAGATACGGCAGGAATTGTAAAAACATATGAAGCAGTAACATACTTTTGTGGCTGGCACTTTATTGAAGCAGGCAAAACAATGGGATTATTTCCTTATGGCAAGGAAAATCCTAATATTCCTAAACTGTTTGGCCATACTTCATTTAATCTAACTAATAGAAACTTTGTCGTTCCGTCATATCCAAACGGTGCATATATAAATGCTGATGCATATGAATTTACACAGAATGAAGAAGAAATGCCAACTGTAGAAAATTTAACATTTTTAGAAAATAGAAGAGATCTTGCATATGCTGTACAAACACAATCGCAAGACGAAATCGTAAGACTAATTAGAAAAGCTGTTGATCTATCTGGTAATAAAAATGTGGTTATAAGTGGAGGTTATGGATTAAATTGTGTTGCAAACTATCACTACTTAGAAGCACTTAAAGATGAAGGTATCAACATCTATGTTGAGCCAGTGTCAAATGATGCTGGAACTTCTATAGGGGCAGCAATGTTAGTATACAAAGATCTTGAAGGAGAATTTGATAAAGTCGATAATTCAACTGACGGATTATATCTTGGATTTGAATACAATTATACTGATGATGAAATAGAAGAAACAGCACAAAAATATAATGCAACAGTTAGTGATGCAACAAATGAAGATGTTATAAAACTAATTACATCAAAAAACATTGTTAGCTTATTTCAAGGACGTTCTGAAGCAGGACCACGTGCTTTAGGTAATAGAAGTATTTTGTATGATCCAACAGACCCTAACGGCAAAGACTTTGTTAATAGTGTAAAACATAGGGAATACTTCCGTCCATTTGCAGGCAGTATTTTACAAGATGATGTACACGAATGGTTTGATCTTCGTGGCATGGAAGATAGCCCTAGTATGATGTATGCTGTAAATTGCCAGCCAGGCATTGAAGAAAAGATTCCAGCGATTATTCATGTCGACGGAACGTGTCGTATTCAAACTGTTACTAGAGAACAGAATCAACATTACTATGATATTATTAAAGCATTTAAGGATGCAACAGGTTGTCCAATTATCTTTAATACAAGTTTTAACTTAGGTGGTGAACCTCTTGTAGAAACACTTGATGATGCAATACGTACACTAGCAAGTTGTGATATTGAATATTTGTATCTTCCTGAATACGGAAAACTAATTACAGTTACAAATTAACATCTGTAAATGAACGTTGAGGGTAACTAATTGCACCAGTTCCTTCAACGTTTCCTACAACAATAATTCTTTCATTATCGCTTTGATGTTGTTGTACTTGGTGTGATAACCAACCGGGAAAAATTATCCCATCCCCAGATTTAGGCTTATAATACATTCCGGGTTCGTGTGGGAAATGAAGCGGAGCAGCATCGTCGTCTACTTTTACATAATACACCCAACTATACAAAGCAGGCACATGCGCATGTAGTTCACTGTAGTCTCCTCGATTATATATTGATCCCCAACATGTTGTCATAAATGTTTTTAAATCTAGGTCACTTTTTTCTTTGTGCCATTGCTGTATTAAAGATTCGACATGATCGCAAATATATTTAAATGGCTTGTGATCGGTCATAAGCCAATCGGTCATTATAGTAGCCTTTACATTTGTTTCTTTATTTCTAGCATCGCCTACTTCTTTAATAACACGCTCTACATCATTGTGTAATTCTTCTACAGAGTACTCGTCGGTATCCTCAAAACTAAACTCCCAAAAATGTATTGGAACGCTAAGCCATTGGATAGATTCTCTAAAATTTTTATCCATTATGTTTCCTAAATATTAAACGTAAAACTTTTACGAGGATTATCGTTTGTTTTTGTATACACCTCATGTTCTAACCAGTGATCCCATATCAACATCATTCCTTGTCGCGGCGGAATAGTAACAACAGGATTAGTACAGTATTTACTAGATTCAAATTTAGTATACGGTCTAGGATCATGAAATACTAAAGGAGGAACATTATCGCCTACTTCTAAATATATAATTCCACTAAATTTACAATCCAAATGTGCATGTCTACGTAAATGTCCATTGTTTTTCATATCACTAAAAAACCCAAACGGGTGTTGCATATCTTCTTCAAAATATGGTTGGTTTCTTTGATTTAAAAAATCTTGTATAGATTCTTTAATAAGTTTAAATGTTTCAATAACTATAGGAATATTATTAATAACATTTGACTCATCAGGTGCCGAGTGTAATGTACTATTCCAACCTTCTATATTCAGTAAATGATCTTCACCTACATCTGTCAACACGCTATTACATGCGTCTAACAACTCGAGTCGCATTGTATCAGCAATCTGTATATTGTATACGGTAGTTGGAAATAAACTGTGTATCATTTATATTAAATTTTCTTTGATTTTTTTTATTAATTGATTTTTTATTTTTGAACCTTTAAAAATATCGTATAATTTATTTAAATTTCTCTGCTTCCAAGTATTTTTTAATCTTACGCAACTCATTGACAACGATAATAATTCTTCGGTTAGAAAAAACTTTTGTAATTTTACTTTTTCATTAGTTTTAAAATTAACATACATTAAAGGATCACCTTGACCCACTTTAAAATTTGTGTTACCTTCGTGCATTTGAAATGCATATTCTAATGGCCTAAACCACTGTGAGATATCAAATCTTCCGGGAACATAAAATCCTGCATCAGAAACTGGTGTTTTGTGCATATACGGATGCATGGATTCTATTTCTAATTCTTCCTCACAAAAAAATATCCATGAGCCTGCAGATCTTACAGTATAAGCATTTAATAAAGACGGCTGTTTTAAAATAAAATTTCTTTCATTAAATGGTATATTATCGCTAAGATTATTTCTTAGATGGTCAGGAAAAATATCAACATCTATATTAACAGGACTGTTTAGCATAAAAAGATTTTTACTACTGTTTACAAAAGCTGGACAATTTAAAAAGTTATCTTGATTATTTTCTTTATTTTGTCTTTTTTGTAAATCTTCAAGTACATTTACTGGTTCAGTAAATCCTAAATACATAGGTTCTAATAAATCTATTCTATCCCACGGCGCCCAATACACTGTTTTCATTTTTTAAATCCAGGCTGTTTATAATATTTTCCAAATCTAACTTTAGGAAAATGTTCACCAAGTTCTGCCCATGGATTAAAATCCATTTTTTCAACTTGTAAATCAATTTCTCTTTCTGTTAATGGAAATAGTGATATTAATGGCATTCCGTGTTTTAGTGTAATAACATAAGGTTGATCCTTTACTGGACAATTTAAATGAATATTAGTAGCATATTGCCATTTAAAATTAGTATATCCTGGAGATAACCATATGCCTTTTTCTCTAAAATATGATGTACTATAGTGCGATTCTGTAAACAAAAACCCAACGTCTTGGTTACATGTAAATTTCCACGGGCTAGACAATTTAAGGGCGATCCGTTTTCCAGGATACAGACCTCTCCATTGATCTTCAGGATGTTCTGAAATATCTATTGGAATAGCGCCTCCAGATACAGACGGAGTATTCGACCAACTTCCGTCAGGGTTAATTCTTATATCAACATCTTCCCACATGTTAATGTGTATCGGATTTGATAAATATTCTCTAATACCAGGACATACTGCAACAGTTCCAGATTTTTCATGTAGTCCAATTCGTTCATTCCAGTGGGACACAGTACTTTTTATAGTCTTAAGCCAACTGGGTTTTTCTTTCTTTTCACCGAATGCTACAGGAACAGTCTGTAATACACTAATATCAGGAGTTAGCGCCTTGAGTACAATCTTCTTATTAAACATGTAGTCTCCTATTATATTTTACTTATAGATATATTGATAAATAATACTAGAAACTGAACTTTAGGATACAGCATGGACTTCAAAGATTTTTTTATTAAAGGTGCCCACAACACACTAAGGCTAAAAAACAATACGCAATTCTCGTACAAGAATCATTGGAAATCCCTCCATTCAAATATTGTATTAGATAAATGGCACATTGGTGAAATTATGAGTGCTAATTATACTATCATTGCTGATAACGGACGCGATGATAAAGAAACTATACAAGTACTAGCAGTTGCAGGTCCTGATAACGCAGCTATTACAATTACTGGAAGAGCAGGGTTAAGTACTGACATCTTATCTGTTAGTGCATCTGTTGATAAATCATCATTTCAGTTAATTGTAAGCCCGGCTGCTGTAGGCAAAGAAGGAGCTAGGGTAATGTACACAGCAACGTACTTCCAGACCCTTGCAGATTAATATTTGCATAAATATATTAAACGGAGATATCGATGCCTGTAGTAAATAAACCTTTTAGTTCCCAGTTTGGATTTACAAGTCCAAACTTTACTGTCGACGAGCAAGGTAATATAATTGCTACTAGCATACAAGCTGCCGGCGCAGGCGGCAGCGGCGGTACACAGGTAACTGATTATTCATTCACTGACGAAATAGGCTACTACCAACTTAACGGAGAAGCTGCACAAAACCCTTCCTTAGCACTTACTAGAGTTACACGATTTACATTTAATTTAGAATTAACTGAAAATACATTTAGTATTTTTAGTGACGACCTGGGCACACTATATAATACGGGATTACAACATACGCATGACGACGGTGTAATAACTACAGGAGCAGCGGCACAGGGTAATACTGATGGTGTACTACAGTTTACAGTACCTGCAGATGCTCCAGACACATTATATTACGGTGATGTAGCTACAGGCCTTTACAATATAATTACAATTACTGATGCTGCAGGACAGTTTGGTGATTTAGTACTTACATCTACAACCGCCGCCACAAGTGGTGATACTGGCGCATTAGTTGTTAAGGGAGGCGCCGGGATTGGCGGCGATATATTTGTTGACGGTAAAATAACAACTAATGGTGTTGCTTATAATGGTGTTGGAATTAGTAATATTACGTCAAACACAAACTTAGAATTAGACGCTGCAAATAAAATTGTTATTAAAAACAACAGTTCTTTTGTAGGAGAAATTAATAGTACAGGGTTGTCGATTCCTATAAATACTAGTAACATAACAGAAAGTACTATTAACAATACGACAATTGGTGCAACAACACCTTCGACTGCTACATTTACATCAGCTGATGTTAATAATGTTTTAACAACAAAGAAAAGTGTAGCAAATAAAGGATATGTTGATAAAACAGCAGTAGCATTTTCAGTAGCATTTGGATTATAAAACATGGCAAAAACACAAGTAAAAAACTATAAATTTACCCCAGGATTAGGTTCAGAAGGAAATCTGTACCCGAATGCATATGCTCTACTAAATGCTAATAAAGCATTTTTGCAAGCAGAAAGCACAGCATACATTAATAAAGAAATTGCTGACACGGCTAAATGTAAAAGAGATATTGGTCTTATAATTGAAGGTACAGCATTTGATGTTGCATTTGGATCAAACTATAATGCTTTATTTTTAGGAAGAGCAGAAAGTTATTCAATTGACAATTCAGAAACTGTTTTTAGAACAATTGATAGAGCATTAAATCATATGTTATTGATACCTCAAGTTGCTGTTGATTCAACAGCAAAAGCTAGGGTTAAAGATACAATTAATGAAATTAAAAACAATATGCGAACAGGTGCATATAGCGCACTATCGCTTCCTAATCCAACTAATGCAACAGCAAGTAGAATTTCTGCAAAAGATAGACTTTTAGCTAACGAAACATTTTTAAGAGATGAAGTTTTAGCATGGACGATTGTAAATTATCCTTCATACGATATTAATCAATCATACGGACTAACAAAAGGATCGTGTGATGTAAAGTATGCAATACGAGCTGCAGCATACGATATACTATATGGTGGTAATTCAGCAAGTTTTGATGTTGCAAAATTATTTCCAAACTCAGCTGATCCAGCAGTAGGATTAACTGGCGATCATCAAGACGCAGTAGTTGCGGGTTATGGTAGATTAAAAACAATTATTGCTGAAGTAGCAACAGGTGCTGCTGTAACAGTTAGTGCCGGGAACAGTACAGCGCAAGTAACATCAGGTACAAATGCTTCTGCATCAGAGGGAACAACATTAACTGGATTAATTGATATTACATCAGATGTTATTGAAACAGGAGTAGCAACTTTAGATGCATTAACTAGAACAACCGGTAGTATTGGATGGACTTCTAATGTAATACAACAAGCAAAAAATTCTATAGTTAATAATAAATCTAAAATTGTTAGCGAAGTAACATGGGAAACTGGATACACATATAATCAAGCAAAGTGTGAAAGAGATGTAGGTTATATTATTGATTCTTATTTGCACGATATCCGTTATGGCGGCAATCAAAGCATTACTAAATCAATAAGTTACTATTGGGATCAAGGTGTTGCACAAGTTGACGGAAATAGAATACCAGAAATTGACACACATGCATTTTTGCAAGATTTAATTAGAGATTATATCCTTTATAACGCACCGTGGAATGCGCAAAATCAAGTAGGTGTAACACAAACTATAGATACATCGACTCCGGCAGAAACAACACATTATACGCCTACTGATGCTACATATACGCCTTCAACAGGCATTATGACTTTAGAGATTGGTACGCACACGCTTCAAGCTGATGATAAAATTATTATTAGACCGGATGGAATAACGTTTACTTGTGCATTAGACAGTAATGCTACATTACATCCTTATCCACGCAGAGCAGGCGTTCCTAATGCATTACAGCGCGATCCATATTTTAATAAACCAATTACTATTACTGGTGTCACTGCAACATCTATTACAATGAATGTAGGTATAAGTTCTGATACTTCATTACATACATTTTCAAGTGCTATAACAGGAGCAGTGATTGCTGGCGCAAGTATGCGAGCTGTAACGCTTTCACAAAACACTGTTGATGTTCTTACTAACGGAATTACTAGCCTTCCTACAGCAGAAACAACAGGTTTAGGCAATATCAAAATCCAAGGAAGATATACTTCAGACGAATTACTGCTTGTCACTAACACATCCAAAAATGAAATAATTTATAATTTTAGTGACCCCGAAGCCGGTGCAGAATGTGTTATTAAAGATCACGGCGCAGACGAAGATTTTCCAAAGTATCTACAGACAACTGATGCTGTAACTACTATTAATTTAACATACAACACAACTACACATTCATCAACTGACGATCTACAAATTTTTGTAGAAAAAATGGAAAATGGAAAAAGTGTAGTAACGCAACGACCATATGATTTTGGAACAGACGCAATTGAACGTATGCGTATTGCTCCTCCATTAAGTATGCTTGATGCTGACTTTGAGTACGGTTTACAGCCTACTAAATGGTCTGCAATTTCTATGATGCGTGGATATCCAAGTGTATACGAAATTCCAGGAACAGATACACAGGTATTAAGTGTTGAAACTGATGCAAGTGACGGAACAGATGGTATTGGTGCTTCATTAATTACAGTTACAACAGTATCAGCACACGGATTTGAAGTAGGTACACCTATTACAATTAAAGCTCTTGAAACATCTATTGCAGGCGCAGCACGAGCTGAAGGTTCGTTTGTTATTATTAGTGTACCAACTAATTTAAGTTTCCAGTACTATGCTAAATCAAAAGTAGGAACAGCAGATGGTGAGCAATTAGCAGCCGGTTATACTCAACTAAGAAAAGGTGGTTTTTATACCGGAGCAGGAATTGACGGCGCAGAATTTGATGTATTAAGTAACGGTTCTTCGGGTGCAATGGTGTCTGAGCTAATAGTCCAAACCGGAGCAAATACTATTCCGTTTGACGGTAATTCACCTGAAGTTGGCTCACCTTTAATAAGTCCTCTTATTCCAGTAGGTTCACAGGTTACTAATATTATTGATAACAGTGCAGGCGGCGGCGAGTACTTAACATTAAATATTGGATCCAATGCTAATATTGGAGATACAGATATACAATTATTTGATGCAACCGGTGTTGTTCCAAACCTAGCATTAGATAGAGGCGACGGTGTAGCAACATTTATTAACAATGTTGTAGGAAGTACAGTTTCATTAAGCAGTGGATTAACTTCATCACTTGTATCAAATACAAAAACATATCCAATATTAACTCCAACAACAGTTCAGCCTGCTGGTTCCGGCGCACTGCTTAATATACAAAGATCCGGCGGATCCTATTCTCTATCAGCAATTGACCTAGCAGGTCTTAATTATGAAGTAGGTGATAAATTTCTAATAGACGGTACTCAACTTGGCGGCGTAACTGCCACTAATGATATGTTTGGTACAGTTGCTAGTATTACAGCGACTGGCGGCATTGCAACAGTAACACTTACAGGTACGGCAGTTGCAGGTACAGAAAATTATACTGGTATTGCGGCACCATTAGCTGGAGGCATTGGTATTAATCCGCCCCAGTTTAATGTAACTATGGCTAATAACGCATTTACAAGCGTTGGTGTTGAAGGATCACCGCCAAATGTTTCAGAAGACTTCGTAGTTAACGATAGATTATTAATATCAGGTGATCAGTTTCCAGGAGGCACAAGTCCTGCTAACGATTTAATTATAAAAGTTACAGGAATCCAAACTGCTGTCTCTGGCGAAACCGGAAATATTAATACTGTAGTAATTGAGAGCGGCACTGCTCCAAACGCAGATGTGTTATTTCCTAATGTAAGTTTTACAACGTCTAGTGCTGGAACCACTGCTGAAGTAGATGTTAGAATGCAAGGCACGTCTTATGCTGTGATTGTTACAGTACCGGGCACTGGATATAGTATCGGTGATACACTGCTAGTATCAGGTACAAATTTAAACGGCGCATCTCCTACAAACGATGCAACAATTACAATTGATAACGTTGGTGGCAGTGGAGATATTACAGCTGCAAGCATATCAGGTACCGCAACTAACCAACAGATTGTTACACCACTAACAGGAACAATCCTTGCAGGTACTGGAGCATTGTTTGACATTGCTCTTACTCCTAATAACTATGCAGTTACACTTAACGTTGGCGGATTAAACTTCTTTGTAGATCAAGAACTTAAAATATTAGGTACAGAACTACAAGGTCAAACACCAGCAAATGACATTACTATTACAATAACAAGTGTAAGTGGTACTGGCGCAATCACAGGATTTAGTAGTGCAGGTACAGCAACAAGTGGAACAGAAACTTATTTAGGTTTATTACTAACAAATGTTAATAGACCGGGTTCTGGTGCAGAATTTAGTGTTCAGCGAATAAACGGTGGCTACCAAGAAATAGACGGCGACGGCGGAACACAATATGAAATAGGTGATGTATTAACACTTAATGGTAGTGATATGGACGGTGTAAATGGCGACAATGATATTACTATCACAGTTACAGGTGTCGATACACTTAACAATAATGCATTAACAACATTTACAACAACACAACAGCCGGCAAATCCAGGCACACAAGTTCCGTTAATATCAACATTTACAATGACAGAAGCAACAACAGGACAGATGGCTGCAAATACAGCAATTACGTTTAGTGCTATTGCAACATTAGAAGTTACATTCCCTGCTGCACACGGACTTGTGCCAGGTGATACGTTTATTACAGCAACATCGACAGATGACGGAACAAACAATCATGATCTTGCAGACGGAGCATTCCTTGTTACTAATATTCCGGCAATAGATAAACTAAGATATACTGCTAGAGCAGCAGGAACAATTACAACAGATGCTGCTACTGATCCGATCAATGGCGTACTATATGCAAGGCCAGACAGCTTCTTTGTTCATAGACCATTTGATGGCGGTGTGCAGTTAGGAACAGGCGGTCCACAGCATGGCGCACAAGCAATACGTCAAAGTAAAAAATATATTCGTTACCAATCAGGTAAGGGTATTATGTATACAACTGGTGCGCTATTTGCTCCAAGTTACGATCTTTCAACTATATCAGCAGCTGGAACAGAACTTAATTCGTTAATTACTATTACAACAGATGATAACGATCACGGCGTACAAGCAGGCGGCATAATTAGATTGTTAGGTGTAGAAACACCGGGATATAATTCAGGAGTTAATCCGGAAGTACCTCCAGGATTTGATTACACAGTTGAAGAAGTATTAAGTGAACGTTCATTTACAGTTAGATCAAAACGCAGATTAGGCGACACTACAGAAATTGTTTTAAACTCGCCGACTAATACGTCACCACTAGTTGTTGCATTTGATGAAGCAGCAAGTGGAACTAACACTCATGACATACACAACTTCTTTATCAACGAGACTGCACCAGATGGATATGCGTGGGGCGATATTAACAACTCAGGAAGCTTCACTGTAGATGATACTACTGATCTTATAAATTATTTAGACGGTGTTTCACAAGCTGAATCGTTATCTACAAGAATTGCAGATACTCTTGCAGAACTTAAGAAAAGAAGAAATACAGCCGTAGTTGAAGATACTATTGGAGCATTTAAACAAGAAGCCAACATTGGTTTTGGCGCACAAATGAGTGTTGTTGCATGGCACGGCGCAACTGTACGTTCAGGCATCTTTGATGATCAAAACGGCATTTTTTGGGAATTCGACGGTACTAACGTTAGTGTTAATCAACGTACTGGTACTCAGCAGGTAGCTGGAACTATTGCAATTGAAGTTGACGGGAATCTAGTAACAGGAACAAACACAAGATTCCGCGATCAGTTAACAGCAGGTGATAGAGTTATTATCAAAGGTATGACACACGTGGTAACAAATGTTACTAGCCAAACATCTTGTACTGTTACGCCTGACTTTAGAGGTGTAACTCCTGCTACTGGTGCAAAAATGAATCTAGTTATTGATAAGAAAGTTAAGTCAGCTGACTTTAATCTAGACACATTGGATGGCAATGGTCCTAGTGGATACGACATTGATATTGCTAAAATGCAAATGATTGGTATTCAATACAGTTGGTATGGTGCTGGATTTATTGACTTTATGCTTCGCGGACAAGATGGTAACTTTATATTCTGTCACAGAATGCGTAACTCAAACGTAAACACAGAAGCATTTATGCGTTCAGGTAACTTGCCTGTGCGTTATGAAGTTACTAACGAAGGACCTCCGGGTAAACTAGCAGCAGATTTGGATGCAAGTGCAACTACTTTAGAACTAGTGGACGGAAGTTTCTTCCCAGAATACGGCACTGTTTATATTGATAATGAAATTATTACGTTTAGTGGACGTTCTTCAAATCATCTAACTGGTTTAACAAGAGGAACAACATTAACTAACTTCCAAGCAGGCGCCGAACGTACTTATAGCGCAGGCGGAGCTGTCCCACATGATGCAAGAACTGGCGTAATATTAATTAGTAATACAATTACTCCTTTAATTAGTCACTGGGGTTCGGCGTTCTTAACAGACGGCGGATTTGATGAAGATAGAGGATATATCTTCTCATATGCAGAACCAGGAATTGATGTTAGTACAACTAAACAAACAGCGTTTATGATTAGACTAGCACCCAGTGTTTCAAACGCAATTATTGGAGACTTAGGTGAAAGAGAACTACTAAACAGAGCACAATTGTTGCTACAAGGTCTTGAAGTTACATCAGACGGTGTTGATACTGGAAATAGTAATGCACCAATAACTGGCGGTATTGTTGTTGAAGGTGTACTTAACCCACAAAACTATCCAATCAATCCAAACGATGTTGGTTGGACAACATTGAGCGGTGTTGCGCAAGGTGGTCAGCCTAGCTTTGCACAAGTTGCTGCTGGTGGTTCTGTTGTATGGTCAACAGGCGAGGCTGCTACTACAGCAACAGCTACAGCACTTGGTAGTGTAGTGGCTACTATGAATAATGATGATTATCCAACTTGGAGGAGGAATACTACACTATATTACTCTACAAGCATGTATGAAGCTAACGGACCAATTGTTGTTGGATCAACAGTAACAGGCACTAATATTAGATCTGATACTACTGTTACTAGTGTTAACGTGTACACTAGCTATGTTGCAATAAGAATAAGCCGAGGCGTGAGCAACACCATTGATAATCAACAGCAGACATTTACGTTTAATGAATCACTTGTAGGCAGAAACTATGCATATCTTAGTAAATCAGAAATTGATACTGCAGGAGTTAAGCAAGGTACAAATCTAAGTAACGGCGGCTCAGTAACTTTCCCTGCTAACACACAGGTTAACAGTGTAACTGCTAAACAACACGGATCTACTCAATTTTATGAAGTACAGTTTAACAATTCGTTTAGTGGAACACTAACAGCAGGTAGTGGTACAGTAGAATTTACATTCGTTCAACCACCCTATGCACAACCAGGTGAAACTGTGTTCTCCTTTATTGCAACACCAGGAGAACGTGCAACTGTTGACTTTAGTGAATTGAAAGAGCTTACAAATACTACGCTAGGTGGACGAGGAACATTCCCAAATGGTCCAGACGTACTTGCTATTAATGTGTATAAAGTGGGCGGTACAAATGTTGAAGCTAACTTGATTCTTAAATGGGGTGAAGCGCAAGCCTAAAGGGCTTGTGCAACGTCCCAAAGACTATCAAATATTCGAGTTTTCTTTTTAAGTTTGTTATAAGTAAAACGAGTATTAAGCAATTTTTCAGTTTCTAATCCATGTCCGGTACGCACTAGTATAGGCTTTGCGCCTATTTTATCTGCTGCTTTTAGATCGCTAAGTTTGTCGCCAATATATATGCCTTTAGAAAATTTTATATTAGGTATTTCATCTTGGGCACGTTCAAACATTCCTATGTTTGGCTTAGCATAGAAATCTTGTTTTAAACTACTAGAGCTATAATATAGTCCGTCAATACTTGGGCATCCTGCTTTTCCTAAAAGATCAAACATGTGTTTATGAATATCATTTAGCTGTGTTTCTGTAACAATGCCTTTTTGTATACCACCTTGATTTGTAATAATTACAATTGGGTGACCCTTAGATCGTATTAGTGCTACCGCTTCTAAACTTTTTTCTATAGGAATAAAATCGTTAACACTAGTAACATATGTTCCAATATCTTTATTAATTACGCCGTCGCGATCAAGACCAACAACATATTTGTTATATCTATTTAACTGTTGTGTACTAGCTTTTTGGAACCGGCTCATTGTTTTCTCTTTGACTGTCACCTGGGGCAACTCGGTAATTATCTTCAACACTATCAGGTGTGCTTACTTCTGTAATACTACTTCCTGATGTAATAGCAATTAGTTGGTGCGGCTGCAATGGAGGATTATGCCATGTATCACCTGCTTTAAGCTCTTGCTCGTTCCATTTAGCAGTTTTAGTGTCAATCCATTTTACTAAAAATCTACCGTTATTTACAAACCAAGTTTCGTCTTTTTCTTGATGAAAATGCATACTAAATTGAGCGCCTGCTTTTTGAAACACCATAAGTTTTCCGCAATACTTGTCATTAGTTGCCCAAATTAATTCGTAGCCCCAACCTTTTTCTACAACACCGTTTAACCGAGTAGTTTCACTTTCCATTAATATAATCCTCTATATTTGTCCAATTCATGTCTATTACAGAATTTAATTTATCTATATTAGCACATGTATAACTTTGGTATTGCGACTTTAAATTTTCTGGCATTGGAATATATTCAATGTCACCGCCGTGTTTGTTAACAATAGATTGTGCTACTGTTTCAAAACTTACAGGGCGTCCTGTGCCTACATTGTAAATGTCTGTAGCATCTACATTTAACATTAGTTCGTGTACTTTACATATGTCTTCTACACATACAAAATCTCTAAGATAGTTATTACTATCTTCAAATAATTTAATTACACCGTTGTCTTTAGCTTGATATGCAAATTTAGTATAAGGACTTGCTTGATCACCTTTGTGTTCTTCGCCTTCTCCATACACATTAAAGTAACGGAAGCCTTGCACTAAGATACCGAATTCGTCCTTGTATTGTGTAATATATCTATCAAACAAATATTTTGACCATGCATATGGGCTTTGCGGCAATAAAGGACCATCTTCGGTAAAATGTGTAGTAGGTCCGTATACACTTGCACTAGATGCATATTGTAAATTAGTACCAAAGTTTTCACACACTTGTGCAAGCCTAATACTAAATTCAAAATTTTGTTCTAGTATTTGATTTACATCAGTAAAAGTAGTTGAACTAATTGCACCTAAATGTATACACCAATCGTAGTCTTCTGTACTAGGAATGATACCAGGTTGCCATTCCCATCCTTCTACATCATGTCCTTGACGCTGCAAATACATTGCTAGATTTCTTCCAATAAATCCTTTATATCCAGTTATTAATATTCTCATTTGCTATTCTCTATAATTTGTGTTGTTGAGTATCCGTCTACTGTAGGTATAATATGCACATCAGTTAAATCATGTCCTACTACAGTTTCAACAGTATAATCTCCGCCTTTTACAATTAAGTTAGGCTGTATATGTTTAATTAACTCATAAGGAGTATCTTGATCAAAAACGTGAACTTCGTCTACCCATGGTAGTATAGATATTTGTTCAACACGTTTTTCTATATTGTTTACTGGACGATCGTTACCTTTTAGACGTTTTACACTTGCATCTGAGTTAATACCAACTACAAGTTTGTCGCCTAAACTACGTGCTTCTTTTAGTAAATTAAAATGTCCTGTATGCATAATATCAAATACACCGTTTGTAAAGATTACATGTTCTTCAATATCATTATGTGTAAGTATATGGGTGCCTACATGCTGTACTGCACGTTTAGATCCTTTTATAGCAAGTTCTAAACATTGCGTATAGTCATAATTCTTAGTTAATCCATATACAAATGCAGCCAAGAAACAATCACCTGCACCGGTGACATCTGATACTTCTACTTGTGCAACAGGCAGGTTATAATCAACACCGTCTATGCTGGCAACTACGTTTTCGCCTGCGTTTGTTGTGATAATATTACCTTGCCATTCGTTAAATCCAAACTTAGTAAATTCAACATTATTAGGTTTTACTAACCATGCGCCTTTGTATTGGGTTGCATGTTCTTTAGGATCTACAATTACTTTGCATCCAAATGTGTTTAGATGTTCGATAATTCTTAGAGATTCGTCAAGTACGCCTTTGTTGTAATCGCTTAGTATTACATAATCCCATTGAGAAAAATCACTACGCAATACATTTCTTAGTACAGCAGTACTATCGGCCACTTTGTCATCGTCTATTCGTGTAATGTAATGCCCGTCACAAATAACTCGCGTCTTGATACTACGCGGTTGTTCAGTTTGTAATAGTGTAACATCTACACCTAGACTTTTAAGATTTTCGTATACTAGTCCTGCTCCGCCTAGTGTTTCAACTTCACGCTGATATTTGACCACAGGTACAGGTGCTTCAGGACTTATGCGTTCTGAAGTACCATAGATATATTTGTCGATTATTACATCACCAAAAACTAATACTTTCATAGTCTTATTATACTTTCTTTTGTATTATTTGTCAAGAAGATTTATAGTTTGGAATACAGTTTCTAATTTAGATAAGTTGACTTTACTTTGAAGTGTATTGCGCAAACCGTGATGTAACGGTTTTGGCCATTTGGTAAAACTACACCAAGCATATCCGTTATGCTCGTCATTTAATATAGGAATAAATTCAGATTGTACTACACACAGGTATGTGTGAAAGTGAAACTTACTATCTGCACTAATGAAACTTTCTAGAGGAAGAGTTTTTTTAATGTCTGGGAAACTACCTATTTCTTCGGAAATTTCTCTTTTAAGGCCTTCCCAAGGAGTTTCTAAACCTTCGTTAGTACCGCCAACTAATCCCCACATATTATTGCGTTTACCTTTGGCTCTGTGCAAAAAAAGAAATCTATTAGTATCTAGTGTGTAGAATAGTGCTCCACTACATGTAATCATATCGGTCATACATATAGTTAGCCAGCCAAGTCTATTCTCCATGTCCCAACTGGATAATCCCCGTCTACAGATTTTAGCCACTCACCGTCTTTAAATTTGTATTGAGTGTTAGTATTAAGGTTAGTGGTATATACTGTGTCTGTAGCAGAACTTGCATTAAACACAATTATCCATTTAGTGCCGTCCCACTCAACAATATCATTTGCACTTGCTACTATTCCACTGCCGTCGTTGTTTTGCCAAGCAACTGGAAATTCTGTAGCAGTACTACTAGGATCACCTATGTCGTCTAATAATAATAAGCGTAATCCAGAAGTCTTAATACTTGTTGGATTAAAACTTAAAGGATTAATAATATAATCAATACTAGTTCTGTCACTTATGATAGTGTCAGTTGGAAAACTGTCCGCATCCCAATTAACATTAATTATAGTTTCATCAAACGGATTAAGGGTAAACGTTCCAGTTGCCGTACTATCATTATCAATGCTTCTAAAGAATACTCTAGCTACATCAGCAGCATATGTTCCTGGAAGTGCTATAAATATCTCTCTCCAATTTTTCATACCAACAGCACCGTTTGATATTAATCTTACTGTGTCACCGTCTACATATGCTCCGAATGTATTAAAATTAACATTGGCAGTTTCGCCTGCAATGTCTGTACTTGCTTTACGTCCGCCACCAGTTTCAACAGTACCGGGTTGGGCGTAATCGTCGTATTGATTTAATTGCGGAGAACTTATACCAGAATCGATATCGCCTCTAGACTCATCAAACATTGAAGTAATAATATTTGTAATAACACCCATCTTTTTAACTTTAGTGGGAGGACTAATATATATAGGAATGCTAAATGTAAGAGTTGCAATATCAATTTCACTATCAACACCTACAGGAATACTTCGATTAGACCATGTTACATTTTCTAAATTTACAACAGTTATACTAGTCCAGTCGATAAAGTTATCAGTAGTTTGCATTTCTAAACTAGGATTAAATAATACTAGTATTTGCTCTAGTAGTTGTAGTTTTTGATCAGTATTACTTGCCCAAATGTCTGCATTTAATCGCATCATATAAGGAGTTGGAATTAATCTTTCAACTGTATAGTTTTTGCCTTGATAGTTTAAATATTCATTATTTTCTTCGTCATATGCACGTTCTCTTATATTTGTTTTGCGTGTATAAGTAGCATCAGCTAAACGATCTTTATCAAGCTCTAATCCAGTTAGGTATACAGCTATTCTAGGAACAGTTGGAAGTTTGTTTTCACTATTTTCTCTAATAATACTTGCTACTTGCCTAGTTAAGTCTCCGTAAGTAACCGGTACGTCTTTAATTGTACCCTTACCATCTTTCACTGGAAAGTTACTAAGTATGCGCATCATCTGTGTAGTATATCTTCTTATTTGTCCGTCATAAAAATGTAGCATTAATTATCTGCCTCTGGCTTACGTGGACGCAATGCTTTTGACAAACTCTGTCTTTCAGGCACTGCTTCGCCGTCAATTGTATTTGATGCAGTATTATTAATAAACGATGATTTATAAGTTCTGCGTTCTAGTGTGTTACTTAGGTCCATTCTTAATCCGTCTTCTACTTTTATCCAACGCAAACCGTCATACCTAAACATTCTATTAGGAAAAAAGTCAGTGCGTAAATAATAATCACCGTTTTGATTAGTTCTAGGAAACTGTATACCAAAGCCAAATGGAGCACCATTTGGAGCAGTTCCGTCACCGTAATTAACAAGATATCCTGAATAGCCTTCACGCTCCGGCCTGTCAGCTATTTCGTCGGAAGTAACATTGATATTACTAGCATCTAAATCAGTTTCGTCTGCTGTTTGTAATGCAATATTGCCGTTATCGTCGGTTGCTATAGAATAATAATGACTAGTGTCAAAACCACTTTTAGGAGCGTCTGCTTCTGCTTGTGCAACTACTGCACTATTAATTTGCATTTCTTTTTCATAGGTAGATAATACATCTCTTAGTGTTGTATCAGAATCTTCTGATACAGGAAGATCAAGTATTTCTGCATATTCTTGTCCATCATAAATTTGTTTTAATTTTAGTCTATATAAATGTGGATACCATGTTTGACTAAATCCTTCTGCGGCTCTGTTTACATCCTCTACAACATAAAACCGTTTAAGTGAAACATCGTAGTCATTTAATGCATATTCGTCTTTTAAATGCGGCAATTCAATTACATCGCCACTCATAATTTTTCTGCCTAATGTCTTTACACTACTGTTAATCGGTATAGTCATAAACAGCGTATCATTACTTAAAAATAATCCAAATTGTGATAGATCAAAATCAATATCTTGTACATTATAAATTCCGCGCATTTCATAAACATCTGGATCGTATTTACGATCTCTGTTTTCTAAAAATAACAAGTCTTGGATGTTTGTTTCTTTTACTACATCGTACTCTGGCTGTACAGCACTCCGGTCATCTTCTGCCGGTGCGTCGGGTCCTAAATATTTGTGTATATTAATATCAGTGCCGCCAATGGTAAACATTTCTTGGATTTGCTTATCCAAAAAGTAATAATCATTGCCGCGTTCGGGTTTATATAGAGATAGTCTTGGCATATGTATATTTAGCATAAATACTAGTGGAGACAAACTATGGCAGACTTAGCAACACAAAAACAAGAAATATTTGATTACGTTAATACGTTCCTAGGTGGTGGGATGGTTGATGTTGAACTTGATCCTATACATTATCAAACTGCACTTAATAAAGCACTAAGTCGTTTTAGGCAGCGTAGTGATAATAGTGTTGAAGAATCTTATATATTTTTAACTACAGTTATAGATCAAAATGAATATACATTACCTAATGAAGTTATAGAAGTACGTAAACTATTTCGTAGAAGTATTGGATCACGTTCGGGAGGCGGTGACGGCGGAAGTATGTTTGAGCCGTTTAATCTAGCGTACACAAACACTTATTTGTTATCAGGTTCTAAGATGGGCGGACTAGCAACATATGATTTGTTTTCACAACACCAAGAACTAGTAGGCAGAATGTTTGGGTCATTTATTGAATTTAAATGGAATACTACAAGTAAAAAACTTACACTACTACAGCGTCCTAGAGCAGAAGAAGAACTATTACTTTATTGCTATAATTATCGTCCAGATAGTCAGCTACTAGAAGATTATTTAGCAAGCCAATGGATTAAAGACTATACTCTTGCAAGTTGTAAGTATATGCTAGGCGAAGCACGTTCAAAGTTTGCTACTATCGCAGGCCCTCAAGGCGGCTCAACACTAAACGGCGATGCGCTCAAAGCAGAGGCTCAACAAGAAATGGATAAACTTGATGCTGAACTAACTTTACAAGTATCCGGCGGCGTTGGCTACGGCTTTACTATTGGCTAAAAACACTTGACAAACCCTTAAAATTAAGTTATACTACATAGTATACTTTAAGGAGAATTGTATGTTACCTAAATTACTTGTTGTTGGCCACGGTCGTCATGGCAAAGATACTGTTTGTGAACTGCTTGAACAATACGGATATACATTTCAGTCTAGTTCAAAATTTTGTTCACAATTGTTTATCTTTGATGATCTAAAAGACAAGTACGGATACGCTGATGAGGAAGAGTGCTATACTGATAGGCACAATCGTCGCACCGAATGGTATAATATGATACATAACTATTGTAGTGATGACTTAGCAAGATTGGGACGTAACTTATTCTCCGAACATGATATCTACTGTGGTCTACGTAACAAGCGTGAATTCTTTGCAATGCAAAATGAAGAAATATTTGACTACGCTATTTGGGTAGATAGATCAGATCATTTACCTCCTGAATCAAAAGACTCAATGAGCATTGAGCAATGGATGTGTAATTATACTATTGATAACAACGGCGACTTACAGCGACTAAAAAAGAATGTACATGTTCTAATGCAAACAGTATTTAAAAATCAGGGGTTAAATCTCCCTGCCGCCAGCGAATACCTTCTTTCTGAAGTGTTCGTTGACAGTTAGCACAAATAGTTTTTAAATTATTAGGACGACAATTATTTAAATCGCCGTCTACATGAAACACATTAAACTGTTCAGAATGTTTTGATTTAAAACCACACTTTTCACATATATCTTTTTTCACATATCCTTTTTGTTGCCACATAGGTATACCGTGGCCAACACCATTACGCAAGCACGATTCGCACTTTTTACGGTAGTACGTTCTGCCGTCTTTTTTATAATTAATAGCAGCAGGCCGTTGTCCACAAACACATAAAGGTCTCATATTGTATTTAGCTCACCTTTTCTACCCCTTTTTTAGGTGTCTATTATAGGTGATTTATTAATTAAATGGTAAATATACATATAGAACAACTAATAATTCCAACAGGAGAAATAACATGGCATTAGTATCACCAGGCGTAGAAGTCAACGTAATTGACGAATCGTTCTACACCCCAGCAGCTGGCGGAACTGTACCTATGATTTTTGTAGCAACTGCTAGTAACAAACTTTCAAGCAGCGGCGCAGGAACAGCGGTAGGTACAACTAAAGCAAACGCTGGTCAACCTTACTTACTCACCAGTCAGCGAGAGCTTGGTGAAACATTTGGCGACCCATTATTTTATAGTGACACATCAGGTAATATGGTCCACGGCGGAGAGCTTAACGAATATGGCTTGCAAGCTGCTTATTCTGCATTAGGCGTTTCAAATCGTGCTTATGTAGTAAGAGCAGACATTGACTTAGCTGAACTAGAAGCAAGTGCATCAGCACCGGGTGGAGCACCTGCAAATGGCGCATGGTGGTTAGACACTCTTGCAAGTGAGTTTGGTATTTTAGAATGGAACGGCGATGCAATAACAACTGTAGGCGGACAAGCATTTACTGGTGCATCACACATTGCTATTACATCAAGTGATGACTTAGATGATAGTGATATGCCTAAAGAGTCAATTGGTGCTATCGGCAACTATGCTATTGATCATTCAAGCAATGATAATAGAGTATTTTATAAGTCACCAGGTTACGGTGCATCACAAGCAACAAGAACAGCAAATGCAGGCAAATGGGTTCTACTTGGAAGTAACGAATGGGCAGATAGTTATCCAGCAGCAACAGGTTCAAATGCTCCAGCAACAGTTGATGCTACACATACAATTGTACTAAATGGTGTTTCAGTCGTTGCTGGCGGCACAACATTTACTGATGTAGTTGCAGCAATTAATGCAGCAGCAGTAACAGGCGTAAATGCTGCACTAGTTGATAGTAGAATTAAAATTTATGTAGATGCTACAGCAATTGATGATGAAGGCGGTTCGGGCACTACAGCTACAGGAACAGTTAGTATTGCAGAAGGCAGCGGAACACTAGTAGCAAACTTAGGTTTAACAGCTGGAACATACTCTGCACCAAGAGTGCAAATTGCTCCACATACAAGTGTACCTGAATTTAAGTCTTCAGACACATCACCTGCACCAACAGGCAGTGTTTGGATTAAAACTACACAACCAAATGGCGGCGCAAATATTAACATTAAAAAATATTCAGCAGCAGCTAGTGTTTGGAATAAAGTTTCAGCACCAATTTTTAATACACCTCAGCAAGCAATTTACAGTTTAGATCCAACTGGCGGCGGCTTAAATATTAATGTCGATGCATTATATGCAGACGTTAATGTTAGAGGAACAACAACGCCACTTGCTGACTTTAAAGTATTCCGTAGAAGTACAATTGGAGCAACAATAATTACCAGTGCTAGAGTTTCGTCAACAGGTGTTACAGCAGCTACATATACATTTACTGTAGCAGAAACAACAGCGGCAACAGCCAGTAAAGCAAGCCCAGTTACAGTAAGCGTTACAACTGCTGCTGACATTGCTGATGCAGATACATTAGCTGGTCAAATTAACGCAGCAGGATTAACGAATGTTATTGCTGTAGTTGATGCACAAAATCGAGTACAGATTTCACACAAACTAGGCGGTGAAATTGACTTAGTTGATACTGACGGTGGTTTAGCACTATTTGGCTTTAGTGCAAGTGCTGGCGGAACAACTAACTTGTATTTTGCTCCAGGCACAACAGCAGCTACATCACCAAAGCAGTTTGTAGCGTCAAATTGGGAACCACTTGTATATTCAGCTTCAAATAACGCACCATTGAGCTTAACAGCACAGGGCGCACTATGGTATAATTCAATTGTCGACGAAGTTGACATGATGGTACACAATGGTGAGACTTGGGTAGGTTTAGCATATGACGGAGCGGCCGGCGAAAGCTCAATTGCAAGCCCTTACAGTGGTACAGATATAGAAGGACCGATTGTTTCAGCAACTGAGCCAACTACACAAGCTAATTTGTCAGCACTAGTAACAGGTGATATTTGGGTTAGCACATCAAGCGTAGAAGACTATCCGGTAATTTACAAATATAATGCAACTATTGCTGCAACAGGAGCAAATGGTTGGATTTTAGTTAACAATACAGACCAAACTACTGAAGAAGGTATTTTGTTCGCTGATGCACGTTATGGCGACAGCGGTGGCACAACACTAGCAGCTCCAGATGCTACTATTTCAGAAATGCTTACTAGTGATTACTTAGATCCAGATGCTCCAGACCCAGCATTATATCCAAAAGGTATGTTGTTATGGAACACACGTAGAAGTGGCTTCAATGTTAAGCGTTTTGAGCGTAACTATATAGATACTAACGGAACTAACGGACGTTACGGAGACCTAAGTACAACTAGTTACTATCCACATCGTTGGGTAACAGACTCAGGCAATAATGAAGACGGTTCAGGAACATTTGGTCGTCATGCACAACGCAAGAGTGTTGTACAAGCGTTACAAGCACTAGTAAACAGTAACCAAGAAATACGTGACGAAGAATCACGTCAGTTTAACTTAATGGCAGCGCCAGGTTATCCTGAACTAATTGGTGAAATGGTTACACTAAACACAGATAGACGTTTAACATCGTTTGTAGTTGGTGACACACCATTCCGTTTAACACCAGATGCAACTTCATTAAATGAATGGGCATCAAACGTTAAACTTGCTGTTGAAGATAACGACAATGGTGCAGTGAGCTTTGACGAGTATATGGCTATGTATTACGGTGCAGGCTTTACAAGTGACAACTTTGGTAACAACATTGTTGTTCCTCCAAGTCATATGGCACTACGTACTATTATACTTAACGACCAAGTTGCGTTCCCCTGGTTTGCTCCAGCAGGTACAAGACGAGGCGGCGTAAGCAACGCAACAAGCTCGGGTTATATTAATAACGAAGGAGAGTTTGTTTCAGTAGCACTAAACACAGGACAGCGTGATACACTATATTCAAATAAGATTAATCCAATTACATTCTTAAGTGGTGCAGGATTAGTAGTATTTGGGCAAAAGACTCGTGCAAGAAACGCAAGTGCATTGGATAGAGTTAACGTAGCACGTTTAACTGTTTACTTACGTGGACAGCTTGAATTATTGGCAAAACCATACTTGTTTGAACCAAATGACAAGATTACACGTGATCAAATTAAAGCATCAGCAGATGCATTGTTATTAGAATTAGTAGCACTACGTGCATTATATGATTTCTTAGTTGTATGTGACGAATCTAATAATACAGCAGCTAGAATTGATCGTAATGAGCTTTACTTAGACGTAGCTATTGAACCAGTTAAGGCGATTGAATTTATTTACATTCCGCTAAGACTTAAGAATACTGGGGAGATTGCTGCACTAGGTTAATATGCGCACTTAATGGGTGGATGAAATACTCCACCCAAAATAGCATAAATACATGTGTAACAGGAGATTATAAAAAATGCCAATCACAACACTACAAAACATTAGTATACCTACAGAAGGTTCTGGATCTAATTCATCTTTATTGATGCCTAAGTTACAGTATCGTTTTAGAGTATTACTTGATAGTTTCGGTACTACAGGCGGTGCTGACGGAACAAGAGAAATTTCAAGACAAGTAGTAGACGTAACCCGTCCTAACTTATCTTTTGAACAAATGACAATCGATGCTTATAACTCAAGAACATATCTTGCAGGTAAGCATACATGGGAACCAATTACACTTACATTGCGTGAAGATGCTAATAATAATGTACAAAAAATTATTGGTCAGCAACTACAAAGACAGTTTGATTTCTTTGAACAACAAAGTGCTATATCAAGTGGAACATATAAATTCCAAACTAGAATTGAAATCTTAGACGGCGGCAACGGCGTAGACGGAGCTAACGTAATCGACAGATTCCAACTAGTAGGGTGCTATATTGAATCAGCAAACTACAATACATTGGCATATGCTACAAGTGACGCAGTAACTACATCATTAACTATCCGTTATGATAATGCGATACAATTTGGCGGCGATGATATTTCAGGTATTGGCGAGTCTATTGCAAGAGCCACAGCTGGAAGTATTGGCGGAACAACAGCCCCCGGCTAACTAGCTTTAAAGATTGGCGTTACAAAAAGCGGAGGTTGATTGCTATCAATCTTCGCTTTTCTTTATATGCGCATATAATAGTTAAGGATAAATATTAGTATGAGCATCAAAGATCAATTCATGTTTAATTTAACTGCTGGTACACACCTGCGTGATGCTAGGCATGCACATCAGATTTATACCCAAAATAATTTTACTTTTGCACCCAAACAAAAGTATATGTACCATGTGGTATTTCAACCAAATCCAGAGGTTGGAAATAATGCAACTTCTAATTCTTTTCAGTTCCAGAAAGAACTAGGTATACTTGTGAAATCAACAGACTTGCCTAGTTTTAGAGCAAGTGTAGAAAATAAACAACAGTACAATAGAAAGAAAAATATTCAAACAAGATTAGATTATCAAGACGTTAGAATGACATTGCATGATGATAATCTAGGTGCAGTCCGATCAATGCTTGAAGAATATTACAAATACTACTTTGCAGATGGTAATAGATCTGCAACTGGTTCTCAAGCAGCATACTTGCCAAGAGACAAATATTTTGGCGATGTACCAAACTACGGTTTAAACAACAAAAAAAGAACTCCATTTTTTAGTTACATAACAATATACCAATTAGCAAGACGAGAATGGTTTGCATATACTTTAGTAAATCCGTTACTATCGGCATGGGACCACGGAGGTGTAGATAGTACCGATGGAGGATTTAACGAAGCATCAATGATTGTTGCTTACGAAGGAGTACTATATACTAAAGGAAAAGTAAGTCAAAATCCTCCTGTAGGCTTTGGTGACGCAGACGTTGGCTATGATGCAGAACCTAGTCCGTTGGGTATAATAGATCAAGGATTTATTGGTGAAGGCGGCAACGGACTTATTCCTTCACTTATAGGGCTCGCTACTAATACAATTACAGACAAATTGTTTGGCAACAGTAGTAGTAAACTTGTTCAAGCTGCAGGCGGCGCCTTAGTTGGCAGTCTTCTTGGAACAGTAGCTAATACAGTAATAGCCGGTCAATCGCGATCTGTTGCAGAGGCTGCAGCAGGTGCTAGTGTAGCACCGGGTAGCAATAATATTCCAACGGTTGACGGCCAATCAAATGTAACATCAGCTAATCAACCAATTGCAAGAGATCTACCTATTTTATCATCAGCAGAAGTAGTAGCAGCACTGTCAAACCCTGCTCAAATGTCACAACTTATTGCCCCAGTACTTAACTCCGGAGTATTGCCTGGCATTACAATGAGTACATACAATAATAGTACAGCAGCCCAAGCACTTGCAATTGAAAAAAATGTAATAGACTTAGCTAGGTCCGAAAATATCAAAGTGATACAATTAGTATCAAATGCATTAATTACAGTTACAGGATAACACAAAATGAGTAGAACTAAAAGTACATCCACTTCAGATTCAAGAACAATATCTACAGAGCCAACTACGGAATACTATAAAAACTTCTTTGAGACTGACATTTCATATAATCCTGAAGAAATAGATGCAACTATTGGTTATTTCTTAAAAAGAGGTTTTGATAAAGTAGCAGCAATAAACACCGCAAGTGTTATATTACAACAAGCAAAAATAGATAACTTAAATGTTCAGCAATTATTAGATACATTGACAGGAGTAACCGATGTGCAACTAAGTGTTATTGTTGCACAAATTTTAAATATAAATAGATCTAAAACTAGTGCAATTGGATTTGCAAAAAAAGAAGTAGACTTAGATTTGTTTGATCAAAGAAATGTTGTAATATGATATGGCACATTTTGCACAAGGCAAATTCACTCTAAAAAATCCTAAAAAATATATGGGTAATAAAACACCAACGTATAGATCAGGTTGGGAGTTTACCTTCATGAAGTTTTGTGACGAACATCCTAGTGTTAGTCAATGGGCTAGTGAATCAATACGTATCCCTTACAGAAACCCATTTACTGGTAAACAAACTATATATGTGCCAGACTTTTTTATTGTATATGCTGATAAGAATGGAAAACAACGTGTTGAACTAGTTGAAGTTAAACCTAGTAGTCAAGCAGTAAAAGAAAAGTTAGGAAGATCTAAACATAATCAAGCACATTATGTTGTTAATCAAGCAAAGTGGGAAGCAGCTAGAGCCTGGTGTAAACAAAAAGGTGTATATTTCCGTATTGTTACTGAACAAGATATTTTTCATAACGGACGTAGACGATAAATAATAGTAGCATATAATGGACTGGACGCATGACAAAAAAATTAGAAGATCTTCTTAACTTACCTGACGCAAAAGAAATTATACAAGAAGCAGAAGCCCAAGAAGAAGAACAACAAAAATATCAAATAGAAGAAACTAATAAAACTATGCGTGACATTGCAGAGTTTGATAAAATTAGTTCGGCACTTCCGCAAGTAAAAGGCCTAGGCGAAATGGCTGATAAAGAACTTAATGAAGTTGCAGATAAAGCTATGACAGCATATGAAGACTTAATGGATTTAGGTATGAATGTTGAACAACGCTATAGTGGTAGAGTGTTTGAAGTAGCTGGCACTTTTCTTAAAACAGGACTTGATGCTAAAATTGCTAAATTAGACAAAAAATTAAAAATGGTAGACTTACAACTTAAAAAAGAAAAGTTAGATAAAGACAATTCTAAAATAGACGGCGAAATGGTAAACGGAGAAGGTTACGTAGTTACTGATAGGAACAGTCTATTAGAGAAGTTAAAAGGTCTTGATAAAGATAAATAATACATATAGAACAGGATCATTGCGCAATGAGATCATTTAAAGAAATACTAACTGAATCAAAAAAGACATACGAATTTAAAATTGGTATTGCTGGACCAGATTGTACACCCGAGTGTGTAGAAAAAATGGAAACTTGCCTTAAGAAATACAGTGTTGTAAATATTACTCCAGGTAAGAAAACACCAATCCAAGAACGTCCTTTAGATTTTCCACAGTTACAAAACACAGAAGTTACTTACTTCGAAGCAGAAGTTGAATATCCAACTACTAGTCAAGTGCTACAAGAATACATAGCACGTTGTTGTGGACTTGATCAATCGTATATTATTGTACGTAATGCAAATGACCCAAGAGAAGAGTATCAAGAAACTAAAGATGATACTCCATATGAAGCAATGCTAGGCAAAGAAGATATGGGCGGCGAAAGCGCACAAGATTCAGTAGCAGGTAGTCGCGTAATGGACTTACTTAAAGAATTAGAAATTGCTCGCAAAGAAAACGAACACAGTGGTGCAGAAGGCGCACCAGTTGGAGAGTCGTCGGATATTGGCGATGCAGAAAACACTAAAGCAGTTGTAGGAGGCTGATATTATGAATATGAAAAAATTAATTGAATCAATGGATCACATTGAAGAATGTGGAATGACTGAAGATCCTATGCCAACTGCGATGCCAGGTGCAGATGCAGGACAACCAGTGTCAATGAATGTAAGCATTAATGCTAGTGGTAAAGATCATGTAGCTGACCTTATTGATATGATGAAAAACGCAGGCATGTCAGCAGCAGAACCAGTTGGTGCTCCAAGTTTAGGTATGCGTGGCGATATGGAAAAGTTCCGTTCAGCAATGGATGATGATCCAGAAATTCCAGGCGATGATGATAATCCAGATGATACAGATTTAAAAGCAGGAACGTTAGGTGCTATTGGAGGCGGCGCTTTAGGAATGGCTCTAGGCGGACCACTAGGAGCATTGACAGGTGCAGCAGCAGGCGATTCATTAACTGATGAAGAACTTGCTACAGAAGACGATCTTGAAGAATATGCAAACGAACCTGATCCACAGTACGGCGATATGAGCGATGCTATTCCAGATGGCAATGATTTAAATCGTAAGAAGAAAGCATACGCCGCTACACAAGATGGCGATAACCCAATGGCTGTTGAAGCAATCAAAGCAACACTAATGGCAGCACTTGCTGAAAAGAAAAAACCAGACGCAAATAAGAATGGTATTCCTGATTATGCAGAAGACGGCAAAGGTCCAAACGATCTTGCTAAAGGCAAAAAAGGTAGCAAGCCTAAAAAAGGCGAAGTACCTCCACAGTTTAAGAAAAAAGGTACTGACGAAGGCGGTCAAACAAAAGACTGTCCAAAGTGCGGCGCACCAGGTAAAAAAGAATTAATGGCGTGTTCAAGCTGCGGTTGTAGTTAATAAGGAAAGATAAATGGTAGCAGTAACAAGAGTAAACGGATCAGGACTATCAACAGCAGGAAATGTTTTCAGCAATGGCGCTGTATTCGCTTTTAAAATTTTAGTAAAAATTGCAAACGGTACAGCAGTTGATCTGAGAGCAGAAGATGATGCTATTGACGAAGTAGTAGAAGCAATTTGCAAAGAACTTAATCCTTTAATTTATCATACTACTGACGATGCCAGTGGTACAATGACTGTAGTATGTGATACATTTGATAATCACTTAGACTTACAACATAGAATTAGATTAATAGGTGGCGATTGGACTAGATCTACCAATACATACGCTGTTTCAGCAGTTGGACCAAATAACATTGATACAAGCGGTACATTAGTTACTCATGCGGCAACATTAGTAGCCACATAATATAATATAAAAAACATCCCCCCAGCAAACTCAATAGGCTCTTCGGAGCCTATTTTTTTCAATAAATATACGTATGGCAGCATCATTAGACGGCGTCTTAATTAAAAAGGCGAACAAACAAGAAACATATACTAACGAGCAAGTTGAAGAACTGCTAAAGTGTATGGATCCTGACGAAGGTTATTTACACTTTGCAAAACACTTTGCTTTTATTCAACATCCTGTAAAAGGTAAGTTGCTGTTTGATCCTTATGAGTATCAGTTGCGTTTGATGCACTCATATCACAATTACCGCTTTAACATTAACATGATGCCTAGACAAACAGGCAAAACTACATGTGCTAGTATCTATCTAGCATGGTATGCTATGTTTAAACCTGATCAAACTATTCTTGTAGCAGCGCACAAATATACAGGTGCGCAAGAAATTATGTCACGCATACGCTTTGTATACGAAACTTGTCCAGATCATATTAGAGCAGGTGTTGTAAGCTATAACAAACAATCAATTGAATTTGAAAATGGATCACGTATTGTAGCGCAGACTACAACAGGTAATACAGGACGTGGTATGAGTATCTCGTTACTATACTGTGACGAGTTTGCATTTGTGCAACCTAATATTGCTGAAGAGTTTTGGACATCAATATCACCTACACTAGCAACAGGTGGTCGTGCTATTATTACTAGTACACCTAACTCAGATGAAGATACATTTGCTACTATTTGGAAACAAGCAGAACAAAAGTTTGATACACATGGTAATGAGCAAGAGCTAGGTATAAATGGATTTCATAGTTTTGTTGCACAATGGGAAGAACATCCTGATCGTGACGAAAAATGGAAAGTAGAAGAAATTGGTCGTATTGGTGAAGAAAAGTTTAGACGCGAATACGGTTGTGAGTTCTTAGTATTTGACGAAACATTAATTAATTCAATTAAACTTTCTGCACTTGAAGGTACTAATCCTGTACTTAATATGGGACAAACACGTTGGTACAAAAAGCCAACTAATCAGTATACATATGCTGTTGCACTTGACCCGAGTATGGGCACTGGTGGCGACTATGCTGCAATACAGATATTTGAACTACCCAGCTACGAACAAGTAGGCGAATGGCAACATAATACTACTGCTATACCAGGACAAGTTCGGGTACTTGCAGATATATGCAAATACTTAGAACAAGAAACTAACAATCCTCAAGGCATATACTGGAGTGTTGAAAACAACGGTATTGGCGAAGCATGTCTAATTGTTATTAATGATTTTGGCGAAGAGAACATACCTGGACTTTTTGTAAGCGAACCAATGCGCAAAGGACATGTAAGAAAGTTCCGCAAAGGCTTTAATACTACACACAGTTCAAAAGTTACTGCATGTAGTAGATTAAAGACTATGATAGAAAACGATAAAATGTCTGTTAATTCAAAACCTTTTATTAGCGAATTAAAGGGTTTTATTGCAACAGGATCGAGTTATCAAGCAAAACCCGGCATGTCAGATGATCTTGTTAGTGCAACACTATTAGCAATAAGAATGATGGATGTACTAAAAGACTGGGATCCTAGAGTATACAGCACTTTTACACAAGCAGAAGATTTAGAAGATTACGAAGCACCAATGCCGATCTTCATTAGCAGTAACTATTGATAAATACAATATGAACGAGTTTGACAAAATAAGTGAAGATCTTTTCAATAAGATACGTGGACGTTTTCCAAATGTTACAATCGGCGCTGCCGACGGTAAAGTAACTAATCAACCTAACCTAGCAAGATTTTTTGATTTTGATTATAACGGATTGGGCAAAGTAAGTGTTGCTATTGACGAAGACGACGGATTGACAATTATATATAGTAAAGACTTTATGCAAAACGAAGATGAGCTAACTAAAGAAGCCTGGTATGATTTCCTAAAAGAATTACGTGTTTTTAGTAAGAAACGTATGTTAGATTATAGCGTAAGAGATATTACAAAGTCAAATTTAAATAAAAGAGATTATAACTTCTTAGCAAAAACCCCTGAGGACGGACAAATGACAGAATCAAAACTTTATGGCACAAGCCGTATTAGCTATCAAAAAGTAGGCGAAGCACGTATTGTAATTAAACACACTGAAGGTGTTAATCAAGAAAGTGCAACAGGACGTACACAAAAAATTGGTAAAATTTATATTGAAAGTGCTGATGGCGAAAGATTCCGTTATCCATTCAAACACCTAAGTGGTGCTAGAGCAATGGCAAGACACGTTGCAGAAGGTGGAAACACATATGATGACTTTGGTAAACATATTGTAGGTTTATCAGAAGAGATGGCAAAATTACGCAAGTTTAAAAACTACATGGGCCGTTCAGCTGTAATGGCAGAAAGCCTAGCAGGGTATGTAGATGTTGTTAAAGAGCGTATTAGTACAGTTAAGAAAACAATTGCATCACTTCAAAAGCCAGCATACTATGCAGAAGCATTTGCAGCATTTGAAACACCAATAATGGAAGATGTACCAGCAGACGTAAAAGAAAACTGGATTGACCAATTAACTATCAAACAGTTTAACGAAGAACTATCAGATGTATTTCCGTACATTTATAAACTAGTAAGTGAAGCTACTAAAGCAACAGAACTAGGGCCAGAAGAATTGGTTGACGAAGCAAGCAAAGGCATTGAAGCAATGAAAAAAGCAGGCAATGCAAAAG